GTCTCGTGGGCTCGGAGATGTGTATAAGAGACAGATTTTATTGACTTGACATAATATAAAAAACTGTTTATTATGTAAAACGTAAACAGTAACAAAAATGTATTGAAATACGCTATTTTGTATTTTTAAACAATAACATTGGATGTATTGAAATATACGTTTTTGTATTTCTTAAATAGTAACGCACGGCGTAGAAAAAAGGGGAACGTTAAGCTCCCCTTTTTTATTTTATCTATCCGATTTTAGAACTCTTTTTTAATTATCTCCAGAGCTTTGTTATATGCCCAATCTAAGCTCTTATACTCGTTTTCTGTGGATATAACAACTTTATCCCCAGTATCAAGAACTTCACCGAAATAATAATCACATCCGCCGGACCTCTCCGCCTTTGTAGCTATTTTAAATGTATATCCGACAAATTCTTTACCGGCGTTTCTTGTTTCTTCGACAGCAAATAGATAACTGTCATAATCTGCATATTTTCCCACATTTTCACCTGTAAAGAATTTTGCAAGGCTCTTCATATCCGTTTTATTAGGTTCTCCATTCTTGTTTCTTTTAACTGTTAAATATCTCATATTCTCACCTTTTTTAACCCTTCTTAAAATTCGTATCCCTTCATTCTTCCCGCTAAAGTAGGGGTAAAATGTGTATTATATTTATCGTCAAAATCTTGAATATATTTTATTATATCCAAATCAAATTGTTCCATAACTTCTTCGGTTTTCTCCTCGGCTTCCTCGTATGTCATTCCCTCTAGCTCGTAAAGATAATCGCTTGATGTATCATCATCAAAACTGTAAGTGTATTCTATTCTCGGCAATCCTGCCTTACTCAAATAGTCGTTAATGCTCTCTCCTGCTGAGCAATTGCTTAGCAACTCCCCAATCGTCTCGGCATCACCGGACTCAGCGTGAAAAACGCTGCTTCTGTTCCTATGGATATAGTGCCTATCTCCGCACAATTGTACTATTGCTTGTGCCTGTTCTTCTGTAGCACCATTAAGCACAGCTAATTCAGCATTTTCATAGTTCTTTCGCTGCGCGTAAATCTCTTTGCCTTCGCGTATTTCTTTTGTCATTTCCATATTACTCACCTTTTAACCTTTCTTAATTGTTTTCTTTTTCGCATTCAAACCCGAATAAAATATCGCTTGCCAGCTCTTCGCTGACTTCCTCTTCTGTAATTGGCTTTCTGTTCTCTGTTCCAATCGCTTCATCAAGACTTGTATCTATATCAGCAAGTGCCTTTTCTCTGCTAAATCCAAGTCCAACAACTTTGTTTAATAACTCAATTGTTTTCATCCTTTCCACCTTTCAGCTTTTGGCTGTCCTTTCTTTTAATGTATCTTAAGTATATACCAATAGTGTTACATTGTCAACACCCTTTTTAGTGTTATTTAAAAATATTTTATTTTTTCGTCGTTGGTTGGTACTATCTCTAAAATGTCGTTTGGCTGGCATCTTAATATAATACATAATGTATTTAAAGTTTTTGTATTAATGTCACTCCTGTTTCTTAGATTCTGCATTGTGCTTTCACTTAATATCTTCTCTTTCCTCATTCTGTTAGCGGTGTAGCCACGCTGTGCCAGCTCTTTTAATACATCTATTTTATATGTAATCATTTACAAGCTCCTTTCTGTTTTGTTTTTACTATTATATATAAAATATTGCAGTTTTGCAACACTTAAAAACAAAATTTAAAAACATCTTAAAAGGTGTTGACATACACCTTAAAAGGTGTTATTATTAAGCTACAAAATAAATAAGGCGGTTGCACTTCTACCAAGACACACAACCGCCACCAATCAAAAAAAGAAAGGTAAGCCGATTATATCACAATCGGCGAAATGGTACAAGGTTATGAGATTTGAAGTTAAGGATGACACAATTACAAGTGAAACATTAGGTAAAACAGATATTTATAAAATAGTTAAAAAGATTCCATTTGGTTTCTATGTATGGAATATCGGCGAGAATATGGGGAGTGATGAATATATTCCACTTTGCCAAGATTTGTATCCGGGAATTAAAGATGATCACTCTATCAACTCCGACACTTTAAGAGCTATTAAGCTACCAAAAGAAGAAGTTGAGTTATTAAGAGAAGCCGCAGGCTGGGAAGTTAATAGCTTAGAGACAGCAAGAAAGGCATTAAAGAGCCGCCGCCATAGTTATATGGCTGAAAAGAAGAGAGAAATCGCACGCAAAACAATAGTTATATTTGAAAGGATTACAGAATAAGGAGGATTAAATATGAATTGGCAAGTTATAGAAACACAATATTTCAGTAAATTTGAAAGTCCTAAAGAAAAAATTGTGGCACAATTTGATACCTTAGTTTTAGCGGAGGATTTTGTTAATTTAGTTATTCCAAAAGATACACGCGACAGATTCAAGATTGAACATATTAACAAGGAGGTGTAAATTATGAAGATTTTACTTGAAAAGATTAAGAAGTTGGAACAACTGGAAAAAGTCGCAGATGAAGCAGAAAGCAGATGGACAGAACAGCCAGAAAGCAAAGAATTAGAAAATGCTTTCGATGAGGCATACAAGGCAGAATTTGACGCATATATCAGCGCTGCGAAGTATATCGAATATATGACAGGCGGCGCGGTTGATTTTATGACTGCTAAAAAGTTGATACAGACTAAACGCGCGGAGCTTTTGCAGCTCTTAGCATAATTAGCAAGGTTGGCACTTCCGGGGTTTGATTCCCCGGCTTGCTTTACCCGTAAGGGAATAAATAAAAGAAAGGTAAAAACATTATGAACAGATTAGAAGAAGCAAAAAAGGCATTTTTAGAAGTTAGAAGCATTTTGACAGAAAAACATGAAGACTTTGCGCTTGCAAAAGCATATAAAAAGCCTTGGAAGTGGTACAGGGAACACACCACGCAAGAAGCTATTAAGATTTTAATAGCAGAAGCAAAAGCAAACTAAACGCCGCAGAGAATGCCAGCCGGACCGATGCCGGCGGCGGTTTTTCCTTTAAGGGATAATATTAAGAATATGGAGATTGAAAATATGAGATTTTGCGGACATTTAAAAGACGGCACACAATTATTATTAACAGATGACGAAATAATTAATAATGCACTTAAACAGGAAAAACAAGGAATTAAACCACATTATTGTTTTTATGATTATAAAGATAAAAAAGCAATAACGCCGCCGGGGTGGCTTATTTGGTCTTTACACGATGGCGGTTGTGGTGTGGTTTATCGTCGCGATGATGGGAAAATGATTATAAATGCAGGAATGCAAGGCGATTTTTGTTATATTTAATTTTAAGGGCGTACAATCTGCGCCCTTTTTGGCTTGCTGTGGTTTGGCTGGTTCGATTCCAGCCGCAAGCACTAAGCGTATATATTTATATGCTTTTCTTTGCGTACCTTGAAAAATTAATACAATAATGCTATGCTTATATATAAGGCTTTTTGTGCCTTTTTAGGTGTACAAGTGTACCCAGTTGGGGCAGCGTGCGTTCTGGTATATCTTCCAGAACTGGCGACAGCTTCCGCAACTTGCAAGGGCATATTATACCCATTTTATACAGCGCTGTTAAAGGCGTTTTAAGGCTGTTTTACTTTGTAGGCTAAGTCTACATCGGTGTAATAAAACCACCGTACAGGTCAAATCACAAAGTCACAAAGTCAAAATAAGCACGAATCGCAGCCGGTCAAGTTTATATAATGCACTTTAATCTGTTAAAGTTTTTCATCAATTTTTCAGGGCAAATCCGAACGAAATCGGGAGCAAAAATTGAAATTCTGTGTAACCGATTTTTGGATTCCAAAATTGTATATGACGGGGGTATTGAAAAATTCACATTATATTTTTGTAGGAAAATTTTTTCAATTTTTCAAGTAGGATTCAAACGAAATCTGAAGCAAATTTTGGGAATTGTCAAAATCGAAATTACGAATATAAAAGAGAACCCCACGGGGGTAGCAAAAAAGTTGCATTATATTCCGTGGGGTTTAAATTAATCTATAAAAATAATTGGCTCATCATCATCAAAAAGATTGCTCATAACTTCCTGCCCTTTATCCACTAAGTAACAAGAAACTTTCTGGAATCGCCTAAGCCCTTTGACGATTTCATATTTGTTATTAATTCTATATATAGTTCCTGCAAAATTGCCTTTATTAACAGGAATATAAGATTGCATAGCAAGTGGAGCTGATACAGGCTCACTAAGTTCCTTAAGCTCTATAATGTCTACCGCTTCAATTTTACATAAATCACCATATTCACCCAATGATGGATATACCGGTGGGTTTAGTAAAGCATGGTATATATCATCTATGTCACTATCATTAGATTTGATGTATATAGTTGTGTATAAATCAACTAACATCAAATGATATTTAACCGTATTAACCCATCCGGTGTGGCTTCCGTCTGTATAATCTGTTATAATATCCCAACGCTTAAGCATTTCATCACTAACTTTGTTAAAACGCTTACCACCGTGCCATTCTTTCTGTGTTTTGGTATTGTAAACGCCCTTGCCAGTAACGAAATAATCTAATTTATGATACTTTTTCCATTGACACATTGAATGGATAAATCCATTAACTGTGCTGAACGGCGGCAAAGGATAACAATCCGCACCTCTTGGCGCTGATGGATTGTTAAATCTAGCCATTTCTTGATACATTTTTAACCTTATAACTCTCATAACAAAACCTCCAAAATAAAATAAGTTGCACCTATACAAAAATGTATCAATGCAACTTTCCACTATGGTTCTATTAAGGTAAAATGATATAATAGTTATCTATTGTTTACATCTATTAAATAATAGCATTTTTAGATATTATTGTCAATACAGCAACTTTCTGTATAAATTAATGCTTTACTTGAATACCGACATTGACCAAGCTCATATATCAACAATTCCTTAGTCATAGTCGGATTAGTCTTTTGAATTATCTTTAACAACTCATCTATACTCATCATCCCACTCTCCTAACTGCTCCAAGCACCATATCAACAATGTCAAATACTTCATCTCCATAAGTTGCTACAAAATCACACAATATTTCTTCTTGTTCGATAGGCAAATACACATCATAAGACATACAGATTGCGTGGCATACTTCGTGTATCAGCACTTTGCGTTGCATAAATCCACGCAAGGCATTTGATAGATAAATTGTATGTGTATTTCTATCAGTTACACCTAGCACAGAAACATTGTCTGACCGCTTTAATTCACCCGAATTTGAATTTTTGTATTGCACTTGCCACATTGTGCCATTAATGCTAAAAACCATCTGTATGCTCCTTTCTGAATAAAACAGGCTATGAATATTGCTACTCATAGCCCTTAAAATCATATCTTAGATGCAAGAGTGCTTAACTTTGTTCTAAGCAAATTCTTCTCTTCTGCCGACATATCAGCTACCATACCTGTAATATCGCTTGCAAGTTCCTTAGTATAGCTGTCAAGCGACTTCATCTTGTGTTCCTTATCTTCTGGCGTGTTATTCTTGTGCATTTCCTTAGTTTCTGTGTAGTTTCTCTTTGCTCTGTCGTAATTACTTTCAGACATTGGCTCTGTATAGTACATCTTGCCATAATCTCTATCCATATCCCTCATATGTTCTGCTTCTGGGTACATATGGTAATATGGCGGCTCTTCATATCCTCTGCGGTATGTTCCTTTGCCCTTTGGGGCAAATCTGCCATTTGCATAGCGGTAGTGGTCATAGTATCTTCTGTCCGGATAATCTTCGTACTGTTCAAGCATACGCATAATGTCTTCGTTATCTTCTGACTTTTCCATAGCTTCAACAATTCTGTAATCTTTGTCAAAACAAGCTATGTTCTTCGCTATTTCTGTAAAGTCCTTTAAATCGTCAAGGTTCTGCCCCTCAAAGCTATCTAATCCGATTGCTTCAACTTTTGCCTTGACACATTCCATAATCTGTTTAGCCCATTTGTGCATAATATCAAGCCTCCCTTACTGCAATCAAATTACTGTTCTGTACTTCAATAGCCTGTGTAGATGTATTCTGCACCGCTACAGTACTGCAACAGCCACAAAGTACATCAACATATGCCTGTGCTGATACATTAAAGAAATTCTCAACTGCGGCTGGTGTTACAACCATTCGTGTTGACTGTAAAGGCTCTCCGTCTACTGCAATGGCAAGTGAAATAGCTCCAACTGTACCACCTGTCGGAATCTGAATGTTGCCGGAATACGATACCAAAAATCTAGCCTTGCACTGATTTGTGATACCTCTTAGCTTGATAATTCCGCTTCCCTGTCTGTGTACTATACATTTGCTACCGCATACCGGTGTTTCTGTAAATGCAACATCTTCTCCGGCGGCAACTGTTTGTAATGCAATTCCTGTTATTTCCATTATCTTTACCTCTCTTTCAAAAAAATAAGGGCAAACATTATAGTCTGCCCTTTGATTATAAGTAATACTGCTTAGCAGACATAATCGAGTTAAACTCAATTAAGATACTCAATTATTCAGTTTTAGCAGCCGCATCCTGTATTGCAACCACATCCATAAGCATAAGCATTAGGATTAGGCACAACATAAGCTGGAATAGCCGTAGGATTTACAGAGTTGATAATCTGCTGTGTCTGAGCTGCCATCTGAGTTGTAAGAAGTGCGTTCTGTCTATCCTGTGATGCGGCTCTGCGTAAATCGTTGTTCTCTGCTGTAAGTGTTGCTATCTTATCATTTGTTAAGAAATCAAGGATAGCTCTCGTTCCTGCCTGCTGGCTGTCGATAATATCTCTTGTGTTGTTGCACATTGTGTTCTGTAAAGCACAAGTGTTAGTTGCCATGTTGTAGTTTACGCCTTGAATAGCTTCTCTTGTCTCACAGCAACAGTTAGCAAGCTGTGCCTGTAATGCGTTTGTATTCTGCATATTAGCGACTGTATCAGCGTTAATAGCTTGCTGGATACCGAATCCGGTCTGCATGATATTTGTGTTAATACCATTGAAACCTGTGAGCATACTATTGTTCATAGCATAGAAGCCGTCACAAAGTCCGTTAGAAATGCCATCTAACTTGCTGATAACTGCCTGATTGTCAAAACCTCTTTGTATAGCTGAATCAGTGTAGCCTGCGCCGTTGCCATTTCCACCGAAACCGCCCCAGCCGTTATTGCCCCAGCCAAAGATTAAGAGAATTACAATCCACCATGCACCATCGCCCCACATACCATCGTTATTACGATTATTGCCTGTTACTGCGGCAATATCTGCGAGACTAACTCCGTTTGAATTAAACATCTTGTTTACCTCCATTTATTTTATTAACAAATGGGATAACCGGTCATTATGTGCGCACAACCCAAAATGTCCTAATTCATCATACCCTTAATATCATTAAGGTTTATTCCTTGTGTATTCATAAAATTACTTAAAATTTGCTCTGCGCCTTGCGTGTTTCCACTGTTTATCTGATTAAGCAAGTTTTTTGCCATAGGATTTCCACGCTGTGCCGACTGTTGTAAACAATTCATTGCCATTTGCTGTGGATTCCGAATTGACTTAAGTTGATTTATAGTTTGAATTAACTGCTGATTCATTCTTCATCACCGCCCTTACTTTGAGTTCTTGATGTTTTTCTCTGTGTTCCTAAAGATTTATCAAATCTATTTTCCAACTGCCCTATTTTCTCCGACAATTCCTCAAATTTATTCAGAAATAGCTGTGTGCTTTCGTCTGATAGGGTAAATTTAGCATTTTCTGCGTTAGACATAGAATTTACTGTCTGATTATCTTTTGGGGCTGTATAAGGCTTGTACACAATCGTGTTAATAGTTCCGTCAGCATTCCAGCCCTTAACATAAATCTCCGACATATCCTGCTTTGGGAAAAATGCCATTGAGCCATCCATAGGGACCTCGTTAGCGTTTATATTTTCAACTGCTTGCACAACTCTGCCGTTAATACCTATTATCTGCTGTGGAATAGTTTGCTGAACTTGTGATTGCTGCATCTGCTCCTGCGGCTGAAATCTCTGGATATTTGCCATAGGATTATATTGATATGCTCCATATTGAGGTACATAATTACTCATAATCGGTTGCTGATAAGGATTGTTCATTGTCTGCCTCCTCTAAAACTTCCTCGATTGCGTGGATAACAAGAGATAATGTCACTAAGTCAAGTTTTTGTAATTCTTCTTTACTCAAGATTTTTTCTCTTACTTCATCAGAAAACATTTGCACTACCTCTCTTTCTAGTTACATTTTTGCATAAAAAAAATCACTTATAGCGACACATAATAGACATATGTGCGACATATAAGCGGCAATGCTGAAATTATATAATTGTAAAACGCGATAAATGCGGCATTAGCACTTCCTATATGCTATAGGAACTGCATTAAGTTTGTGCTAAAAATTCTTAAGCTGTATTTCAATATTTCCATTGACAATTACTATCTTGTCAATTATAGTCTTTAGTATCAAGTTCTTTTGTTTCTTGTCGACCTTATCCCAAATGTCGGCAAGTTTTTTTATGTTCTCATAAACAAACTCCTTTTTCTGCGTATTGATTGCGTTTTTGCTTTCAGCGGCAATGTTTAATTTCATTTCCTTAATCTGTGCTTCCAGTTCTTTAATCATTTCTAAGACAGTATCATTTTCGTCAGCATACAGATTATACAATCTTTTTAGCTTAATCTGTTCCTTTTCAAGCTGTGATTGCATAATTTCAAGTTTTGTCGCCTTTTCTTTTGGCTTGTAAGATGATAAATCAAGTGATATTTTAAGGATTTCTTCTTCTACTTGTTTCTCTATCTCGTCCGCCCATTCAAGCGAATTATTACAGCTTGCATTATAATTAGGCAGATATGAAAGCGATTTATTTCTTGAGCAACAATAAATCTTATGTTTTTCACTGCCCCATTTTTGATAACGCATTTTGCAACCACAAATTCCACAATAACATAATCCGGTCAATAAATTAGGTTCAGTTATGCAGTAAGTTTTTGCTGAACACCTTGACTTTCTTAGTTCTAATCCAAGATTAAACCTATCTTTATCAAAAATAGGTTCGTGTTTTCCTTGATATATTTTGCCTTTGTAAGGTATCATTCCGATATTTACAACGCCGGTCAAAATGCTTCTAGTAACAAGTTCAGACTTAAAGCCACAAATTTCTTTAATTTTCGCATCTGAATAGCCAGATATGAATAATTCAAGACCTTTTCTTGCTTGTTCTGCACGTTCCGGGATAGGTATTAATATACCTTGTTCCTTACTGTAGGAATAACAATACGGCAAATTGCCACCGCCCATCCAGTAACCCTGCTTAATTCTTTCAAGCATACCGCCACGCATACGCAACATCATAGTATTTTTATCAAGCTGTGCAAATACAGCCATCATTTGCGTGTACGCCTGCTCCATTGGGCTATCATAATTTACGCTATCGTGAACACATTTAAACACGACATTATACTTTTGAAATACTTTCTCGATAAGATATATTCCGTCAATCATATTTCTTGATAATCGGTCAAGCTTAAAAGCAACAACACAACTTACTCTTTTGCGGCTACAATCATTCACAAGTCTTTGAAGTTCCGGTCTATCCATATTTGTACCTGTGTAACCATCGTCAATATACCAATCTGTTATTACAAGCTCATTTTTCCTACAATAATTTTCAATGTCTCTTTTTTGGCTATCAAGTCCATTGCCCTCAACAGCCTGTTTTTCAGTAGATACTCTCATATAAGCAACACATTCCATATATTTTATCTCCTTATAATATAAATAAATGTGCCGCATTTATCACGTTCTACGGCACATTGTAACACATATTTACTTGTTGTCAATTATCTCTGCAATTATCTTTAGTAAGCTGTCTGAAAGAGTTATGTTTTCTGTTTTTACGTCTTCGCCATTTTGAGTAACCCTAATCATTTATAACCTCCAACTTACTTATTTTCTTTTTAATTTTGTTTATCTTGCGATTGACTGTTCTATCACACACGGACAGCCGCATAGCAATTTCTGTAATGCTTCTGCCTTGTGATAGTAACTTGAATATTCTCAATTCTTCTTCTGTAAAATTGGCATTTTTAATTATCTCATCAAGTTCCGGCTTAGTCAGTTCTGAAAACTTCATAAGCCAATCTCCTTATTTAAACTTAATATGTTCTATTCCTGTTTCTTCGTATAACTGATTAACAAGCTCCTCTGCTGTGAATAATCCGTCATTGTAGTTATCTATAAGTACTTTAAGCTCTTTTTGTACTTTTGTTAATCTCTGCTGTCCGAAACCAAACTTATCGTGTAGCACCCATAAAATTAATATTAATGCTGATTCAAAATTTTTCCTTTGCTGTTCATTGCTAATTCTGTTCATCTGAACACGTAACATTTGTTCCTTAAACTTTTTCTGTTCTGCCTTGCTCATATTTTCACTTCTTTCTTAGAAACTGATTGTCGTATCGCCAGTAGTGCTTGCTATTATCATTCTTAAGGCTTTTACCCCTTTCATAGTCTGTCTGCCAGCATTTCTGACACAACTGTCCTTGTGGTCTGTCAATAGGTTCTCCACAACGATAGCACAAGTGATTTTCCTTGCGATATTCTTTTATATTCTGCCTATTTTCAGTTCTTTTCCTGTGAATAGCATTATCCTTACTTTGACACATAAAACACTTCGCTTTGCCTTTAACAGCTTTAGTCTTACCACATCTAACACATATGCCAGCTTTTCTACGTTCAGCATATAAGTTTTTTGAATAGTGTTTAAACGCTTCGTTATTTTCTCTTCTCTTATCATCGCTTAATGGGTGATTAGCTCTATATTCAGCTTTGTTAGCTAAACATTCCGGGCATATCTTTTCATCACCCACAAGTTTATTTTTGCGACATTCCGGGCAGATTTTAAACTGCCTGCAAAGTTCTCTAGTTTCTCTGCTGTAAGCCGTTTGCTTCTCCCTACATTCTTCGCAATAAAAGCCTTTTCTATCAAGCGGCTTGCCGCATTTAGGGCACAATCCATTCTCTCGGCGGTAATTATATAATTTCTTCTGCGGACTAATTGGCGTTGTCTCCATTGAAAATCAACCTCTCATTCTGTCAATTCTATCTTGTATCTCTTTAGGTGCTTCAATATACTCTTCTACGTTTGTATTTTGACCAATAAGGACATTTTCTTTGATTGTAGGTGTATTTATATCTCTTTGGAATTTTTGCTGGAATTGAGCTTTATACGAAATTGCATTCATCTTTTCGATAAGTGATTTAATGTCGTCTGGCATACGATTTATTTCATTTGCACGCTTAACAACTGTTTCGTAAGTTCTTAAGAAATTCGATTGTATTACTGTTTCTATCGTCTGATAATCTGATGTCGCCCAGTTTTTAAGGTTATCTGGCATACCAACTGCCTGTCTGACAAGTGGTGGTAGCTCGTTAAATTCTTCAGCTGCTCCATATGTGCCATTCCGTAACGCTTTGCTAACCAAACCCCAAGCTGCCATTCCGTCAAGTTCCTGTGGCTGCGATATAGTCTGTATTTTACCTATCAACTGTCCTATACTTGGAGCAAATCCGCTTGTATCAGAGTTGATATATGCTTTAAGTGCGACTGATACTTGTTCATAACTGTAATTTTCCAACATCATATTCCACACATCTACTGTCTCTGATAGGTTGTTAGGCTTGTAGTTAGGGTAGCAATCGCACATAATGCGGATAATTTTAACTGTTTCTTCTCTTGTCATTACTACCCCCTTTCAATTGATTAGAAATAGTATCTAACTTGTCACATATAATAGCACTATTAATTGCAATTGTTTTTAAGAGTGATTCAACCACTCCGTTGTGCGGATAATCACTTCTAAAATTTATTTTGTTGAGCGTATCTTCTAATCTACTCATTCTTGCCACCTGCCCTTAATATTTTAAGTGCTTCCTCAATATGTAATGCCACAACAGTAAATCCGTCATTTCCTAGTTTTAGTATTTTACAATCTTCTTCAAGTTGTTTCACAACCTTGTTATCATCATATACAACAGGCGTTTGCATTTTGTCATTTATTATGGATTTAACAATATTCAATCCGTTGTTTATTCCCTTTGCATAAGCACCTGTTTCTTTTTCTTTCTGTTCTTTTATCTTCTCAATTAGTTTATCTGCATCAATCAACCTCATATCATTACTCCTTTACACATTATCCCAGTCAATAGCACCCTTGCCAAAATTCTGATTGACTTGCTTATTAGAATTATCTTCTTTCAGCTCAAACAGTCCTTGCCAACAATGGTCTACTGACTGATTAAGAATTTTAACCGCTAAGTCATTATCCCCGCCCGATAGCTTTTCAAGAGTATTCATAGCCCTATGCAATGCCTTGTCAGTGCATATAGGTTTTTTAATTCTCTTACGCATTGTCACATACTCGTTAAATGCTTCATCAAGTAATTCATCATCTGGATAATAACTTTTCTTTTTGGATATTACGTTAGTGATATCTTTTTCTGTATTCTTATCTTCTTTAATTTCTTCTGTTCTTTCATTCTTACTTTCTTTTAATATAGAGTTTGTTAATAGAATGTTATCTGTTTGTTGATTGTTTGTTATCTTGCTTGTTATTTGTTTGTTATCTTGCTTGTTGTCCGTTTGATACAAATTGTAGTTAACCACAGTAAATATCGTGAATTTGTTTGTTGCTTTGCTTGTTATTTCGCCTGTTAATTGTAAGTGTTTTAGTGAGGTACGAATTTCCATTACAGACAAGTTAGTTTCTTTTGATAATTCAGATATTGAAGAGGGGAAGGACCCTCTTTCAATTATCTTGCCTTTATAATTTCTGTCTTTCCAATAGGCACTTATCAACATATACATAAAAAGCCTGAATGTATTAATATCACTCCACCATTCCCACTTTAAAATTTTTCTGTCAATTTTAATAAAATTACCTGCCATAATTACCTCTTCAAGTTCTGCCACATTATTACTTCACTAAATCGTTAATATTAACTCTGAATCCGTCAAATTCCTTGCCTTTACTTCTAACATAGACAGATGTGTCAAAGAACATCAAGTTACCTTCTCTGTCCGTTGCCATACTTACACCATTTCTTGTAAGGCTGCCTTTGAGTAGGTCAAGTAGAATCTGTATTTCCTGCTTAGTTTCGTCTTTCATCACTCGCTTTCCTTTCTCAAATAATCCATATATCCCATAGACTGATTAAGAACATATACCGATACAGCATTTGTAAGCCTTTCAATAAGTTCTCCACTATCTTTATTCAAACTGTAAGCATTCCTTACAACTTCACCAATCTGCGTATATTGTGCTTTGCCTTGGCTATTTATCCAAGCTGTCAAGTCCATAACAGATTTATTCGCAATCTTCTTACTTAAAAAGTCGGTTAATTCAAATCGTCCGTCCTGTGTCATACTGTATCTCCTATAAAATCACTTATATTCATCTGACTGTCCTTTTCGAATACAAGCATTTCATTCTTAGCACGCTCGTAAAAGTTTCTGTCAATCTCGAATCCGTATGCACTTCTGTCAAGTTCTGCGGCAGCTCTTAGTGTACTACCACTACCACAACAAGGGTCAATAACAACATCTCCCTCGTCTGTAAAAATCTCAATCAGCTTTTTAAGGACTGCTACAGGCTTTTGTGCTGGATGAATTTTCGGTATGTCTTTTCCATCTTTCTCCCAGTTAAACCAGTTGAATACCATATGTCCTGTGCCTCTGATATTCTTTCCGTTTTCATCAATCTGCAAGCCGTTTCTGAATTTAGGTAACTTATTTCGGTACAATACAAGTGCATATTCCGTAGCACCAACGATACGCATATTAGCTTTAAGCACCTGCGGACTGTAATTTTTACAGAATACAAGCGGTATGTAATTGACAAATCCGTGTTTCCTCGCCGCCGCAATCAATGTTGACAACTGCTCAAATGAGCAAAATACAATCATACAAGGACTATTACTGCTTCTGCCCCTTGCGATAGGCTTTGCGTCCTCTTTTTTCAACATCTTTGAACAAAAATGGAAGTATTCATACAGATTGAAATTAAAATCCGAATTAAAAGCCGCCTTTTTTGCAAGTTTGCTCTCTCCATTCTTGTTATCGCCACCGTTGTACCACATAGGGTTACTGCCATAGAAGTTGTTTCCGACATTATAAGGAACATCAGCTATAATCAACTGTGCTGGCGGTATTGCATATTTCTTGTAATTCTGCATTGAATCACGATATATCTCGCATTTAATTTTCTTTTTATACATTCTAAATCTACCAAAAGGAAACCTCGGTTTTATGTCGCGACAACCTATTCCTTTCTTTGATTTTTAATTAGTTAAATCTGTTTCTCGGAAGAGCAAAATCTACTCTCTGACCACAGCTATAGCACCACTTGTAAGAGTATTTAATAATATCTTCACCTGTAAAAATCTGACCGCACACAGGACATTTATAATCATCTTCGCTATCCTGTACGGCAATTATTTCTTTTTCTTTCAGCTTTTCTTTCAAGTGGTCTAATACCTCTATGCAATCATTTCTTTTCACTCTGAATCACCTACTTTCTTTTCTTTTAAAATTTCATCCAAACAGGCATTAAAGCCCTTATTCTCAATCAATGGGACTTTCCATGTCCCTTTCACGGAGCCTTTGCACTCCCGTAGTTCAAACTCTTCTTTCTTCTTCGGCAGTTCCCGAAGTGGACACCACTCTGGCTTTTCAAATGTGTTAGAATTAACTTCTTTTGCTGCCTCATATGCCTGACATGTTGCTCTGTCTTCCCCATCGTCAATATGACATAAATTACAGCCAAAACACGATTCCGGCATATCCATAACCAATACTGCTTTAGCCATCTACTTCACCCACTTTCAATATCTCAAAAGGTTCACCTTTGTCTAGCGTTAATTCCGTTCCGTCAATGTTGCCATTCAGCTTGTTTTGGCAGTGACATAACAATGTTTCAAGGTCGCAAATTCTGCCTGCTCTGTATTCACCGCGAATAAAATCCAAAACCTTATCTACACTTTCCACCCTGTATTCAATCGTATATTCCCTACAACTTTCAAAATAACTATTGGCAAGCTTTCTGTATTTTTCTCCCTCTGCGTATTTTTCTTTTGCCTTGTTTAAAAGTTCTTCCGCTTTTGTCATTCACTTTCACCCACTTTCAATAAATCCATAAACTTCTCATACTGTTTCTGCGACACCTTGTTATTAGCCTTATCCGCTCTCAATTCGATTTTAAGGTGCTTTTCAGCGATAGAAGATAATTCCCTCGCTAACACCTTTTTGCCTTGCTGTATGCCTTGCATATAGCCTTTAGGGGCTTTTCTCTCACCTATTGAACCACTAGCACGATTCTCCCCTTGACCGCCTAAACTGACATTTCTAAGCTGATAACCTTTATCAGCATATAGCTTGATGTAATACTTCTCCTTTCCGTCAAGCTGACTTTCGGGGAAATTCAGAAATTCAACTCGCCAACCATAAGGATTTCTCTCTTTGTTGTACAGTTTGTGTTTACGCAAACTAAGGTCTATATGCTGTTCATAGCCTACAAGGTGGCTTGCCAATCTGCTAAGTGTATGTACCGCCTGCCCAATATACGCATACTTAAATCCGTTTTCATCTTCTCGGAGTAAGAAGTATATTCCGCTTTTGTCATTCAACTTTGGATTCAGCTTCAATAATCGTTTTTTGTTTTCTTGTTCTATTGCCTTGGCTCTCGCTATGTTCTGGTAATTCAAGAATTATCACTCCAATCAATTTTTTGACCGCACTCATTGCAGTAATTACATTTCCTTTGGTCGTGTGAATGGTTTTGAGACCGATTATATCTCTATCCAACAAACCAACCGCAAATAGGGCATACCCAATCTTGCCATTTTGTTACTCTATATTCTCCGTGTCCATTCTCACAATCAACAAAACTCCCGGTTTCTCCATTTTTTAAAATAGGCTTCCTTGGTATCTGCTTTTCCCTAGCTTCAATCACACTCTTAAATGTAAAGCCTTTCTTAACACATTCATCTTCAAACTGCATATAGTTTTCAAGGACTTCTGATGTCATCTTGCGGTCAGATAGCTTCTTGATTGTTTCAAGTGCCTTGATTGCTATAATATGTGCATTTACGCATTTATCTGTATAACACTCAGCATCTAAATACCTTTTCATAAATTCAATTGCTTCATTCTCTGTCATACTCGTGCCTCCTTAATTAAATGGTAATCCCTCGTCAGCTACGCCATCTGGAATTGACATAAAGCTGTCTGAGCTAGCATTACCGCCCATAATTCCGTTACTGTTATTATTCTGCTGATTAGCACGACTTTCGCAAAATTCGTGTCTTTCAACAACACAATCATTAGTGTAGACTTTCTGTCCGTCCTTGTTAGTGTAATTACCTGTCTGCCATCTACCCTCAACGATAATCTTAGTTCCCTGATGAAGATACTTCTCTGCAAACTCTCCATTCTTGCCAAACGCGATACAGTTAATAAAGTCTGCTGCCTGTTCGCCCTCTTTCTTGAAAGCTCTGTCAACAGCTAATGTGTATCTTGCTACCGCCATACTTCCGTTTGCTGTCTGTGAATATCTAATCTCTGGCTCTCTAGTCAGCCTCCCACATAAAATTACTCTGTTCATTATTTTTCCTCACTTTCTTCTGCTTCCACATTGTCTACTGCAAGTGCTAAAAATTCGTCAAATTCGCATTTCTTTCTGTCGCAACTCCAAACTGAGCACCACCTATTTTCTTTCTCACACCAAAACATCACTAAGCCTTTCAAATCTGTATTTCTGTTCTGCATTAGGATATTTCTCTTTATCAACCTCGCTCATAAACATTTCAAGAGGTCTATTATTATTCCTCACTTTCCAACAATTCCGGATTGTCAAATATATTGCCGACAACCTCATAATCCAATCCACCAACAGATATATCGCCTGCAGCTTCATCGAGCGTCATTGGAAAATTACAACCTTTTGCTCTTACATCAAATCGGGCCTTACTTTCATTCCATAAAACTAAGCAATTTAAGAAAGCCGCACCGCGTTTAATATGACCGTCAACAATATCATTTCCCCAAATCAGCTTACCATTCTTGTCTTTCAAGCCTGTGCATTGACAGATGGTGGTTGGGTCTACTTTATGTGTAATTACTACTTTATCCCACATAGGGTCACAATCTGGTGGATTATTGCATTTATTTGAAATCTCATAGTCTCCTGTAGGCAATGCAATTAGATTACCAATTTCCCACTCTCCGTTATCAAGTCTCTTTGCCTTGAATAAGTATCTATCTTCCATATTCTCTCCTATTCCGCTTCTGATTGAAGCCATTCCATACAACTAGCTTCTCCCTCGTATTCTTCGCCGAATGTGTTCTTAAAAGTTATAAGAAACTCTGCTAACTCTTCATCCGACATATTCCTTATCCTGTCGGCATTGGTTGTTGTGAATTTAGATGAAGTAATCTCCATCGTTACATCTGTAATAAGCCCATCTCCATAACCATCTAACTTTACAGATTCAATACTGCCAGCAAAATTGCCATTTAAAGATAAATTCAATATTCTCGGTTTTCCTGTAGCCCCATATCTATTTTCCTTTGTATCAAGAATTTTTATCAAATCACTAACTGTTACTACTTTCATTTTTCTCAATTCTCTCCTTTCTATTGTTTTCCACAATCTCAAAATATATATCAATGTCACTTAATACCGACTTTAAATCGTAAGAACTATATCCGATAGAATAATCCTTTTTACCAACCAGCCTGTACTTCAATTCATAATAGGGCTTATCGTCTAGCATTCGTGCGATTATTTCCAAGCTATCGACCTTAGCTTTATTCATATTTGCTGTTATGCTATCACATCTGCAACAAGGCTCATTATCTCTTGAATTGCTGTTGTGCTGGCAGTTGCAAGTGTGGTTATTAGTAATCTCGCTTCTTAATTCAGCTAACTTGTTGTAAAAATGTCTGACATATTCATCCGTATAATTGCCATATATCTTTTTGAATTTATTAAATTCATATATAGCATTGTCTTCTGCTAGTTCTTTTATATTTTCTTTACTCATTTTCTTCACCTCTCAATTCTTGCGATATTTAATATCTAGATGAATGATTAAAAAAGCTATTAGGAAAACAATTCATTAACTTTGTAACTATATCCCAACTAATCAAAACGGACATTCATCTCCTTTCCTTAAAACCCATTCCTTGTTACGTTCTGCAACATCTACGTTTGCGTTTCTAGCAACTTTTTTCATCTTCTCGATAAAACTATCTTTATCAGAATTTTCACTTGATAGATGGCACATTATGACGTTCTGCAAGCTATTTGAATAATTTGCCTTAACAAAATTACAAGCTGTGTCAATGCTTAAGTGCCCTCTGAATACGTGATTAGCTTTACTTTGGTTATCCCTATCAACTAAATCTTTGTCATAATTCACACCTAAGAGAATGTGATTTATGTCTTTAAATCTCCACTTGATTAGTTCGCAATCGGTTATATAAAGCATTCTTCCCATTTCCTTGTGAGTTATCAGAAAGCCATATATCGGGCAAGGTTCACCATTTGCGTCTGTATGTGTCCAGCTTCCGTTTATTGTTGTCAAATCAAAGGGTTTTACTGTAAATTCGCCCATATTCATTGATTTACAGCTATCGTCTAAATATGGGGCAAATATCGGTATTCCCATTGGCTTAAAATCGTTTAATGACTTGCTATGGTCTAGAGGTGGGTGTGACTTATAATCACACCCGTAATCCCCCTTATGTTCCAGTTCAAGCCTTTCTTGATTTCTTTAATCGGTATTCCGCAATCAAGGATAAGTGTTTCTCCACTGTTTGAAGTTAGCAGATAGCAATTTCCGGCTGATGATGAGTCTAAGCATTTTAATCTCATACTCACACCTCGATTTCATCATCCTGTGGAAACTGAAAAACAGCATTGTTGATAAAATCTACTTTTGACGGCTGATTTTCAGCTCGTACCATAACACCGCATTTCTTTAATCCTTCAAATTCCTTTACATCGTCTGAAATATCAACATTCTGCATTACAATCGGCATACCGATATATGCTTCTCTAAGCATTTCCATAGCCTTAAGTGCCTTTGCTTCGGTGGAATAAGTTGCTATAAGGCTATTCATAAACACTTCCGGCGGTTCTGCGACATTTTTAACTGCAACAATTCCACAATTCCCACCGCTACTATTTAATATTGAAAAAACAAAATTCTCATAAGGAACATCTGTTTTTCCTGTCTGTGATATTACTCTCATATCAACTCTCCTCATTCTGCATGAATGGCGGTAATGTGCCATCTTCTGCCTGTTCTTCGGTTGCTTCTGTTGCCGTGGTGTCAACTACATCTGCCTTATCTTCTATAAACTCAACAGTATTAGCATTTTCGGCAATTTCAGCCTGTGCAACTTGATATGCCTCGTCCATTTCAACCTGTGCCTGTCGTGCCATTGGGTCATAATTCTTAGGGTATTTCCTTGTTGCATTGTTACACATTTTTCTCTGTATCATGCTCTCCGGAGTATCAAGCCAAGCACCGCTTATAAAGGGTCTTGCAAGCTCACATTCGAGCATTTCATCTACTGTCTTGCACGCTCTTAAGGCATTAAGTATCTCGTCTTTCTTAGCCTTAATTTCTGCTTTCTGCTTTGGTGTTGCGTGGTATCTATCCTCACAAATACCAAAAGTCTCATTCATTATGTTTTGCTTAACATGAGCTAAAAGATTTACCTTAACGCTGTCTCTATCAGCAGAAAGATATGTTACTGTTCCGTCTAACAACTTAACAGGATATACAACTCTTACCGCCTTATCAGATAATCCGTTTTCTTCCCATTCTGGCTCTATAACTGTAAGTCCTTTATGCTTAGGCGGTATGTACTTGTCACCCTCTTTAATTACCCAATACGGATATACCTGTTTAACATCTTTTCCATAGTTGGCAAGCAAAGAATCATAACCTGTACCCTCGATTCCCATTTCAACCTGTTTCTGCCATATATCCTTGTTTGTCTGTGGGTCAGTTCCTACTTTTACACTCCTTAATTGGAAGTAACATTCTCTTGGATATGCACTAGCATTTAATTTAAGGCTTGCACAACGCTTGACAATGCCTCTCAAATTACTTGTATCAAGATTTCTCATATTAATCTTAGGGTCATTCTTAACAAGATTAAATATGCTTGTCATAGCTTCCATAGCACACTCTTTTGCATAATCGTCCATATCCATTCCAACAGCCTTATAATCATTGATAATAAGCCCTGTCATTGTATTGCTCCACTCACTTAATGAGGTGGTAAATGCTTTCTTTTCCGCAACTGCTGTATTCTCTGCCATAATTATTCCTCGCTTTCTTCATATATAATTTTTATGCCTGCTACATTACCAGGAGTCCGTTTGTTTGTGATAGTTTCCATGATATCCCAGACATCATCATTATCTATGCCGATAGAAATTCTCTCTATTGCCGATACAAACCGCTTGATAACTTCTGCTTCTTCTTCGCTTACTGTAAGTACATATACGTCTTCACACTTCATATTATCCCTCCACAATCTCTAATTTCTCACTGTCATTCACAATCAGCATAATCAACTGACTATCTACCATTTCGGCAACTTTCTTCTGATTCTCCGTACTAAGGCTTTCAGAATCATCTAAAACAATAGGCACTGATATGCCGCTAATCTTCTGAATAGAATTGCAAATATCAACTCTACCTAAAATCCTGTTGCCCTTGTTAGACATAGTTGTTAAAATGCTCTTTCCGTCAACAGTAGGTATGCAACAGCTCTTGTAACCACCAGACTTTGTATAAGTAAACAACTGCCACTTAACTAACCCAAAATGACTGTTTACTGCTTCTGTTAAGGCTTCGTTCTTTGCCTTATCCAGTTCATCAAGTAAATCAAGAATCTTCTCGGCATTAGTCTTATTCTGTTCAGAATCAATCCTTGTCTGCTTTAATTCTTCAAGTCGCTGTTCATCTGCTGCCGTATCAGACTTTGCAATCTGACTTTCGCATTCTGCTAACTGCTGCCTTAAAGCTGTTTCCTGTGCTTTTAATTCTGCCTTAATTGCCGAAACGTCATTAGCCTTGTGCATAGCTTCTTCCTTTTCAGCAATCTTCTGTTCAAGTGCCTTGTATTCTTCGGTGGCTGATACATCAATTTCCTGCGGAAGTTCTGATAACTGCTTTTCAAGGTCTGCAATAGCTGTTTTCAGCATTACAAGGCTCTTTCTATGTTCAACAAGTTCATTTTCAAGGCTGGCAATAGTTTCACTTTCCTTATCTAATTCACTCTTCGCATTGTTTCCGAGATTTGTTATTTTCTCAATTTCTGCCGCTTTTTTGCTTTCAAAATCTGCCTTAATCTGTTCTTTTTTATCTTCTGGATATTCCTGTCCACAATAGCTACAAACAAGATTGCTCTCGTCAAATTTAAGGCTGTGTGTGTTCCTATATAGATTCCTATAACTTTCAATGCTTTCATTAAGCACAACAGAATGATGTTTACTGCTATCAATCCGGTTCTCACAATCATCAATAGTCTTTTCTGTCTGCCCAACAAGAAACTGCTTATCAGAAATCCTGTTCTCAATATCTCTCCTAGCCTTAACATTTTCTTCATTAGCCTTGCGGCTCATATCACTAAGTTCAAACTTCAAGTTAAGAATATCCGAACTAGCCTTGTCATATTCAGCCATCAGCTTGTCATTATCGGTCTGCTTTGCCACACAATCGGCAATCTGTTCTTTCAGGCTGTTCTTCTGTAATTCAAGGTCAGAAACGTCAATAGCCTGTTTAAGCTGAATATCTCTTTCCTTTTCCTTAATCTGTCCGTCAAGAATAGGCAAATCCTTTGTAATTTTGGTCTTGGTAGCCTTATTCATAGCGGATAATTCCTCAACTGTATATTTATTAAGTAAAGGAACTAACTCGGCTAATTCGGCTTTCTGTGAAGCTATATCAAGGTCTGCAACGTCTCCTACAAGACCGAATAAGTATTCTCTCATTTCTGCCGGCTTCTGATTGAGAAATGCATTTACATTACTGCACATCTTAAATACATTCATATCAACATCAAGATATGCGTTGAAGTCCTTTAATGTCTTAGGCACATCGTTGATGAAATACTTGTTATCATCCTTATAACTGCTGCCATCCTTGCTGTAAGTACGCTTCTGCACTTTCTTCATAGTGATTTCTTTTCCGTCAATATCAAGTGTAAGTTCAACGCTTGTATCCATATCATCAACTGGTACTCCGTCAACCTCTCGTCTAACAACCGGATTATCCTTTAATTCATAATCACAGTTGAATAAGCACCACAGATAAGCTGTCGCAATAGTTGACTTGCCCTTGCCATTCTTAGCCATAATCTTTGTAATGGCGTAAAAATCAAACTCTGCGTGTGCGTAACACATGAAGTTTTCAAGTGTTACTTTTTTTAAAACTGCTCTTTTCATAAACATATCCTTTCCTTATTTATATATTCATAACGAACACATCATCTTCTATTGAGAAGTTATCAACTGTCTTATCTGCAAGATAATGCCGTCTGTCAAGTTCATCAAACGTGCCGTCAAAGATAACACCCTGAACTGGATGCCATACTTGACAATGCTTTTCATTGTCTGCTGCCATATTTGCTAATTCTGAAACTGTAATATCACTATTCATCAGCATTCTCCTTTTCTTCTATAATTTCAACTCTGCCTACTGATACCTCATAAGCTACTCTGTTTTCAACTTCATCTTCACTTATCTTCTTTGTATAAGGTCTTGACTGAAACCTGCCTGTCATTTCTATATGTGTTCCTACTGGCAAGTGACCTACGAACTTAGCTGTTCTGCCCCAAGTTATGCAAGGTATATAGTCAGACTTGCCATATGCTCTGTTAATAGCTATGAGAACATCTGTTATTTCTCTTCCAAGTGGCGTTACCCTGTATATAGGTTCTTTGCAAATAAAGCCTCTAAGGACTACATCATTATTAAAAGGTGGTTCCGCCTCGTTTTCATATATCTCTATATTTTCAGTAAAGATTGCTAATATTAACTTGCTTTTTTCACCTATATGCTCATTGTAGCTCCCTATTCTTCCTGTAATCATTACACAAACACCTGCTTTTAACTCTTTCATATCTGCAATTCTTTCAGATATAAGAACAGGAAGTGTATCTACTGTTCCGCTAACTCTATTAACTGAAATCATCATTCTAAAGAATTTTTCTCCGAAAACTTCGTGATTAAAAACTGGTTCTTCTGCAACTAACCCAAAAGCTGTAATATTGTTATTTCTCTCTTTCATTTTTAGTTCTCCTTCTCTTTTTCTACAAATCCAACAACCTTACCGCCGTCAATAACTGTATACATATCCTTTTTCTCGTACATATCAATGCAATCCTGTACTGTTATTACTTTCTCGTTTACCTGTTTCATATTGTTCAATCCTTTCTTTTCTCTTTGCCCTTGCCATTGTCAGAACGATACAAGCCAGTTCTAAAAACATCCCGAATATCGTTCCTAGCATAAATCCCTGTATCATAGCTTATATCTCTCTTTCATTATTGTAGGCAGTTCGTAGCAGTCGATATAATCGTGAGTGTCTGCTATGTACTTCTTTTTCAGTTCACTCAAACCACACCCGTATTCGTGCTTTAACTGCTCTAAAATATCTCTTGTAACTATGCTCCTTAATGGCTCACAATGTTTATTTCTTCCTAAGAGGTAACTTGTTCTTCTGCCAATGTGTGCCAGGATTTCAAGTTTTTCTACCTCATTAATCTGCTCTCTTTCGCCTTTTTCAGAAATAATAAATATCAATCTGCTAAAACTCCTTTCTAATTAATAAGCTGAAATATCATTGACACAACAAATAATATTGCTGATAACATCCATAAATATTCAGCTATCCTGCTGTCTCTCTTAGCTTTCTTGTATGGCGCAATAGAGACTTCTAACTTGTTTCTTTCTGCTATCATATCTTCCATAAACTTCTCCTTATCTTAAAAATTGTGATATTACTAAAAAGTAAATCTATCATCGTAATCGCTGTGCTTATCTCTACTGCACTCATTTTCCTTACTTACCAGTTTCTTTAAAATCTTATTCAGTTCCGCAAGCAAGGAATTTCTCTTTTTCTCAACTGCGATTAATTCTTTTATCAATCTTTCCAACTCTTACTCCTTTCTTAAAAACTCATACTTATCTGTGCATTAGCTTCTTTTACCTGTTCAGCAAGTGCCATAGGCAACTCATAATCATCTATAAACTTGCGTACATTATCAATGTACTTTCTTCTTATGCTCTTATATGTTGTTACGCAACCAAACTCTCGTTTTAACTGCTTATATATGTCAGAATATACCGAACTGCGAATACTGCCGTTCTTATAAGCTTCGCTATCCTTGCCACCAAGTACAATTACGCCTTTTCTATTAACGTGCTGTTTGACCTCATCAATCTCACAGCCGTAAAGAGGTGTGTTATCCTTAAGCTCTGTCATATCTTCTTTGATAGAGTTAACAGCCTGTTCAAGTTCTGTATAGCCCTGTGCTAAAAGCTGTATCTGACCGCCTGTTGTCTTTGGCATACTATAACTGCCTGTCTTTCTGATTGACGGAAGTACCTCATCCATTACCCAACTTTCAAATTTCTCTGCACTAGGTAATTTTGATTTCATAATAAGTCGGTATAAATCACCCTCATTTATGTATGACATCTGCTGAACACCACTAGATGTAGGGGTGTCACGTTTCGTTACTCCCTTGCAATGGTCACTTATTGCCTTGCGTGGGTTTACGTAGCCAAGTGCTGTTGCTACGTCTGTAGCTACAAAATATGGTTTTCCATTAATTTCTATTGTTCTGATTTCTCCGAACTCTTCATTACTAAAAATCTGTAATTCCATAAACTTCCTTTCTAAATAATTTGTGGTATAATCCTCTTATTCTATTAAGAAAAGAGGTGAAAATATGTTTCTAAAGTTTCAAATAACTTGCACTTGTTATAGTAAATATACCGTTAGCGAAGATATATCTACTAGCAAGATTGTTTGCCCTAATTGTGGTCTTGAATATCCTCACTCTGACAAAGTATTATCCATACTCAAGACTGCTAAGGAAATACCAGAGGGTAACATTACCTCTGATAAAGAATGCTGTATCAGTGTTCTTTCTCTCGCGGAAGAAATGAGTGGTTTTTAATAGACTGTTTCATATACTCTAAAAAGCCAATCATTTCCGTAACTGTTAGTTTGCTATCTTTGAGTTCTGATAAAACTTTATTCTCTAATTCAGAGATAGCAGACCTTGAAGAAAAGTATTTCTCCATAAATGCAGCTCCCTCACAGGTTTTGCATAAGTTGTCTTTAAGACTATTAAGATAACTTTTCTCTACTTCATCAATAAAGCTTGCCATTTTTACTCCTTTCTATCAGTTTTTTCTGATTCTCTTACCATTGCCATCCCCTCGGCGACACCAAGAATATAATTTTTCTTGTTGTCATCAAGTTTTGGAATTGTATCGGATAACTTCTTGATGATTTCCTTTTCCTTTTCACTCATTCAATTCACTCCCTTTCTATTTGACTTTGTGTGATTATAATATCATACACAGTAATACCTGTCAACATATTTTAGCAAAAAAAGTTTGACATTGTGTGACTTTAATGTTATTGTATATATGCAGGGAGGTGAGAAGTGTGAACGAGCGGATAAAAGCCTTGCGAAAAGAATTAAAAATGTCGCAAGATGTATTTGCTGAAAAGCTAGGGCTTACCAAAAACTACATTTCGTTAGTTGAAAACGGCAATAGAAATCTTTCAGAACAATCAATTAAAGTTTTATGTTCTATTCTTAATGTAAATGAAGAATGGCTGCGAACCGGAAACGGAAAAATGTTTAAATCTCGTACAAGAGAACAAGAGATTGGTGCTTTTGTTAATGAAGTTATGGAATTAAACGATGACAGCTTTGAAAAGAAGCTTGTTAGTGCATTGGCAAGGCTTGAACCTAAAGATTGGGAATGCTTGGAAAGTATCGCAAAGAAATTGCTAGACGAAAAGTAAGAAAGAGAGGGTTTATGCCCTCTCTTTTGTCATATTGCATATAAACTTAAATATTTGTTCTAATATCCAGTTATCTTCTATTTTATTAATCATTTTTGTTATCTTTTGCCTGTATTCCTCATTACTCATAAACCCGCACTCCCCTCTCTTGCCCTTGCACGTTTGATAGCGATACGATTATTATAGAACACACGTTCTATAGTGTCAAGTGTAGCGGCGATATTGCCAACGCCAATCAAACAATATCGCCTGCCAGAACTTGAAAATGTTTAAGGGTCTTTTCTCAAAGACAAGTTTATTATACATTTATCGTTAGTATATTTCAAATACTTTCGGTCGTGTTATTTCGACTTTATTCGACAACTAACTGGAACTTATCGATTGCATTACCCATAACGCCTGCATATCCGTCCATTCCGTTTGATGTTTCATCATCTATCTGCTCTGGATAGAAGTTGCGGTTGTTAAATACAGATACCATATACTTAGCATACTTCCAAGGCTCGCCCTCTGGTGTATAGTAGATAATTTCTACGGCATCTATCGGTGTTTTCTGGTCACCCGCAAAGCCATTGCTGAAATCATTATAATTGAAATCTGTAACATAAGGAAGCCAATCACCATTAAGTGTATGAACTCTGTACTTAACTGAACCTCTGCTAACCTTGATAATAAGTGCTGTGATAGCTTTATTGTCGCCTGCACCAGCCCAATCTTCTCTATCTTCTACTTCACCCCACCATCTATCGGTATAAGCGGCATATGTAGCATATACGTGTTCATCTGTGTTATCCTCTGTGTTATCTTCTTCGCTGTTATCTTCTGCATTATCTTCATCATTGTGGAAACCATAAAATTCTGATAAGTCACAAACTCCGTCTACTCCGTCAACAACGCCGCTTGATGTGTACTGCCAACCTGCAAGGTAATGGTCAATGTTAGGTGTTTTATCTGCGTCAGTTTCATCATTGAGTTGCATTTCATCATATCCTAAGTAGTAACGTGCTATCCAGAACGGACAATCTAAGTCGCTAGGGTCTGTATAGGGCTTGATGCAGCTACCATAGAATGATAAGCCAGTATATACACCGAACTGATAGCCTGCTTCCTCAATAACCTCTTTGTAAGCCTTAATAATGTCGATAAGCTCTGAACCCAAGTTCCGCATACATTCATCTTCAACATCCATCCAGACAGTTACCTTACGTCCGTCAAGCACTTCAAGCACTCTGTTAGCCGCCGCAATAGCTTCTTCTACTGTCGGTGTGTAAACATAGTTGTATACACCGCAAATATGCACGCCTGCTAACTGACAGCCTTTCCAGTTGTTTTCAAACTGCTTATCTGGGTCAAAATCACGTCTGATAACCTTAAGAATAGCGTGAGTAAGTCCTGCCGCCTTAACTCTGTTCCAGTCAACTACACCATTCCACGCTGAAAAATCTCCACATTTAATCATAATTAAAATACCTCACTTTCTACTGTTTCTGTTGCATCTGAACTAACTGTGTTATCTTCTGTGCTGTATGTTGCCTTGTAAGTATTTTTAACGCCATCAAGAAAGCTCTTAAGCTCGTTGTCTAGTGCTATATCATTCGCCAAGTATGCCGCAAAATCATTAAAGCTGGCTGACATACTAACTGTACCGCTTTCGCTGATTGTAGCTGACAGATAAGCCACCTGTTTAAGTGTTCCGTCTGAATTTTGAACAGATAATGTTCCGTTCTTCTGAATTGATGAGTTGATGTCTAACATTGTGTTTTACCTCCTAATTCGCATTAAAAAAGGACACCCGAAGATGTCCTTAATTGCTTAATTGCTTTTCCAATTTTTTAATACGCATATTCTGCGATTGTACAGTCGCAACTATATCCGCTATTAATTCATCATAGCGTAATGCGTATCTTGCTGTTAGCTCTTTAGTTGTATTTCCGTTTTCGTCTGAGACTTGTGTTTCGTAGTTATCATTATTAATCTTTTTATCGATAAATAATCCCCAGTCATCTTTCATAGTTTCTTTAACCTGCTGTGCAATAAATCCGTGATGATAGCGATTAGAAGTACCGTTAATCATTTTAAATTCGCAAGGTTTTAAATTGTAGATAAATTCAGAAGAGTCTTCTGAATTCAATAAATGAACATCTTTTTTTACGTTCTCGTCTGAATCAGAAGCGATTGTTCCATAAATTGACCCGAAACATCGCAAATCATATCCTATGTATGTACTTCCATATACTGACAGTTCGCAGTTCTCGTAGTGTCTGTCCTCTGTATTTGTAATTCTGACATTTTGTGTGTCTTTTCCCGAATTTGGATTATAGCAATATACTGTAAGTGTCGTTGGTTTTTTTACGTTATCTTGATAACCGCCATCCATTGAAATATTGGGTGAAAAAAACTCTAATGATTTGTTTAAATCGTCGTTTATTCTTATAACGAATTCGTATTCCGTATTTTCTGTTTTCTCTTTGGTACAATTTATTCCGACAACGTCTCCATAATCTGCATTTAGCACTAAAGCTCTTCTTACTTCATTATTGCTAGTATAATATCTTGTTGTAGTTATCGAACCTACATAATTTTCGTAATCGTCGACCCAAGAATAGAATTTAATGTAATTTTGGTCTATCGACATTCCTTTAATTCCATTATTTCGATATGTCGACAATATACCATTATCAATTGAGAAATTGCCAATTTGACCTTTAGAAGCATACATATATCCATCCGCACGAACGTACCAATTACCATAATATGCCCCATCTCTTTCTTCTTGGCAAGAGAATGTCCAAGCTTCGGAATTAGCGGGTGCCTGTATATAAGTTCTATATTTGCCGTAATCTTTATAGATAGAAGACTTGCTGATGTCCCAGCCTCCAATCGTGCCAGACGAAAAATAGCCGCTTCCTGTAATTTGTGCGTTAGTTGCATATAGTTTACCAGTTTGACTTATATAAAAATTAGGGCTTTTGCTGTATCCCTCATCTTCAGTTCCGCGAAAAACCGAAAAAACATATGGTGTAATATCACCAGGTATTTGTAATGCAATTCTGAATAAGTCATTATTCTGCTTAAATATTGTACTTATTGAATCTTTAGACACTTTCCAGCCGCCAACGTTTCCGCCGTTTGCAATCAGATTGCTACAAGTTATAGTTCCGTCTGCTGTAATGCTGGTGTTCGTGCTGTTTAATGTAAACCTGTTGCCACTTAAATTAAGCCCACCCCTTGCAGTAATATTTATTGTATCTGCAATAGCTTCGATAGCACTCTTAAGCTCGCCTGTTTTAGGGTCTTTTTTGATATATAAATCAAGGCTTGTTTTAGTTGCATAACTTTCTAAATCGCTTGACTTAGCGTAAGTTCCACTAAGTGCCAAACTAATACTTGAACCATTATCATTAATTTCCTGCGTAATTTTGTTAATCATAGTAGTTGTTGTACTATAATTATCTGTCAGATTTTTCTTTGTCTGTGTTAATTCTGTTGATATGCTATTAAGATTAATCTTAAGACTAGCGTTCTGATTAAGCATATAAGCTAATTGTGTGTTAGATACCTCTTTCCAACCCCAATTACCTTTATCATCTTTAACCCAACGCCAAGTTTTTTGAGCTGTTTCGTTGTATGCTATTGCTCCGTGATATTTAGCATATTCATCATTGCTGTAAGTCCAAGTAAGATTGTCGCTTGGAAACAAATCATCTGACGGATATATGGATATGAACCAGTCAACGGCTGGATAATTATCTTTTGTAGGCGTTGCTGTTACTGTATACACCATAAAATTATCGTTCGTTTGTTGGTATAAGTCAGATAACGTGATTTCGTAGCTATCTAGTTTCTGATTAACAGTAGAAAACTTAGTCTTAATGCTTTCGTTGTCAACATTTTCAGTCCACCACAACTTGTTAGTGATAAAATCACTAGCAACTTTCATCATACCGCCCCATTGAGTATAATCTTTGCCAGCACCACTTGTTATAGCTTGCATAATGACATTAAGTGTCTGTCCCTCGTTGTCCAGATAAATTTTATTGCTCTTAAGTGTATGTGTGCTGTCGTTATTAATAACATTAAACAATGTTTCGATATCCAGCTTACTTGCATTAATATTAGCGTCATCTTGAACAACATCATCACGAACAACTTTTCTTGTAACGCCTTTTTCGGTAAGTCCTAAGGCATCAAACATAAGATTTCCAGATTTATCCCAGACGTACATATTGTAGTCTGAATTAGCATCTTTACCTATTTGAACTCTTATTCTGTCAGTATCTTTGATGATGATTGTATTGTCTTGCCAATAAGACATTCCATTTTCACTATGAACCTTAAATTTAGTAGTGTTAAGGTCAAGTGCTGTAATCTTGCTCGCAGCTATGCTGTCAATCATAGCATCCTTAATCTGTGCATTGCCAATAACACTTACAACTGCATTAGCAAATTCTGTTGTTAAGCTCTTGCCTGTCGCCGAACCAAACATTAAGGTCTTAATGTCTGCTACGTCAGCATTAAGTATGCCTACCTGTGCGTAATCTGCCTGTAACTTAGCAATATTAGCTTCATTAATCGTTGCCTTATTTGCTGTTAAAGTAACAATAGTTGCTGTGACAGCTTCAATCTTATTAGCTTTTAATTGGTCAATATACGCTTGATGTGCTTTTAAGTTCTCAATATTAGCCTTAGTTATATTAGCATTTTCAATAACTGCCTTGTTGATTAAGACTAAATCAGCGTAGTATCGTTCCATTTGCTTGGTTATCGGTCCGCTAGCAATATTACTGTTTTCTGTGTCAGATTGACCTATAGATGTAACTGTATCCATTAAACCGCCGTCACATTCGTGTGTAATCTGCATTATAGGCACTTTGTAATCAACGCCGCCCTTATTAACAGTTATAATGTCGCCTACTTCAAGCCGCCAGTCACCGACAAACTTAACTGTAAGCGGTCTAAATGTAAAGCCACCTATCTTTTTATAAATCTCATTTAAGTTAGCTTGTGTCATAAATGGATTAGCAAAGCTAAGTCCAGTTGTACCACTGCCGCTAGTGATTGTGCTAGTTTCCTTATCACCAGACTTTGTATTGTTACAAGTCAGCTTTCTTATCGTAAAATCTTTGCTAGTGGTAAAAGTAACCCCTTGCTGATAGTATTGATGTCCGTCAAGCACATAACCGCTATCTTTGTACCACTTTATTTCAAGGTTTCCGTCAGAATTAATAGCCGCATTTCCACCTTGTAGCATAGCCATATAACCTATCATTTCACGCATTGTATAGCCTTGCGGCTTATCTATGATTGTATGTGTGTTTGTTATGCTAGTTGCTAACTGTATGCCTAGCTTTGTACAGATTTCCTCTAAAATAGCCTTATCCGTACTAGGATAAGTTAATTCAGAAAAATAACCTTTTTCAGCTTTGTACATCTTGTCATAAGCTGTGCACTTAGTGTATTCGCCATTGCTTTCTTCTTTAGTTACAGTAAATATGCCTATCTGTACATACTCAATGCCGCTATCGCCCTTAACGCCCTCAAAAATAGTTATATCCTTATTTTCAAGCGTGATTTCTGGATTATAAATAGAAAAGGTAACACTACTACTGCAAGTGTTACCTATGGAAATGCTATTGTTCGGATTGATTATGTTGCTGTACTTAAACTCATTAAGTGTCTGATTGTATTCTTTTCCGTCAACTAAATATTTGCTGTAATATCTTGCATACAGCAAATTGAAATCCGCACCCCAATTGATATTTTTCATTTATTGGATTGCTCCTTTCTGCTGATTAATCGTTAATCATAAAGCTAAGTGCGATAATGTTAGCTGGCTCAATGGCTTCACAACTATCAAATGCGCTTATATCAACTTTTGTGTATTCAGATACTTCTATTTCCTGTTCTCCTAGTTCTTCAAGTTCTGATTTTATCTTATCGTTGTTATCTTTATTTTCCTCGCGTATCTTTTCTATCGTTTCCACGACTGCCTTAAAGTGTGGCTCTAACATCTTAATGTTAGACATAATGGCAACTGCTAATCTGCCACCCATTTTAAGCTGTGCTACACTTCCAAGTGCTTCATAATGTGCTAAAACTTCATTTCCTGTTATTTTCATAGTCAATCTCCTTATTTCTGAATTAAACTTAGTTTCGCTCCGACTATTAATCCGTCCTCATTCTTCGCTCTTGTGAGATACGGATATGTCACATCTCCTGTGTATATTGTCATTTCCTTTTGTGTGCCGCCTAAAAATAGGACTTGTGCTGTTGGAAATGGGTTATTTTCATCACTAATCACATTGTCAAGTAACAACGCCTGTTCACCTGTTAGTGGTGGCAATTGTAGTTCTACTTTGTCTTTGATAGCTACGATTGTGCCTACCATTTCGCCATAGTCGTTCCTGCCTGTATTCTTAGACCATATCTTATTTCTGCTGTACGTGTAGCCGTTATATGCTACTGGGAATGTCACTCCCTCGATAATTACAGCACTTATCATTCAATCACCTCTTTTCTGTATATGTACTCCGTTAAGCCCAGACAGACTTAACCATATGGAAGACGGCATTAAGAATAATAACGATATGATAAGTGAACTGAACAACAATATAACAACAACGTGCGAAAATGCTATCATAACATACGCACCTGCTTTAGCGTTGGTGAATATAATGCCAGTTAAACTAACTAACACTGTAGCAATTAGGAGTTGGACAACAGTCGCAACTCTGCCTGAGGAATATAGACCGAGTAAAGTTATAAAATTTCCCGTTACAGTATATAATCCGGCGGGGCTTGTGGCATATGGACAATTAACACCTGTTGGCGCATTACAAATTTATAGTAATACGGAAATTAAGGTAAATTAAGGACAAACATATTACAATTTCACTTATTTTATTTAAGTATCAAGTAAAGTAAATTCAAACCCATTTTTATTGAATTCATAGAATGCGAAATTAACAACAATAGGGTAGTTATTAGTAACAAAAAAATCCATATCGCCTTCTTTTCCATATTCCCATATAATATATGACGAATTTAAGATTGGCGTTATGTGATAGCGTGCAGAACTTCCAGAGCCATAACCTTGTACAATAGCACAGGCTGCCGCAGCACCTGCTGTTCCTTGTACAAATGCAATTCCCCAAAAAATACTGCTTCCAGCAGCTTTTGTTGAGTGTACTCTTAATTTTTTCCTTATTGGAATATTAGTTATATGTTTATTGAAGATATTGTTGTTCAGTTTACTTATCATATCGTTATTATTCTTAATGCCGTCTTCCATATGGTTAAGTCTGTCTGGGCTTAATGGAGTGCCGCCGCTTGTGCCAGCTTTCCACGCTTGCTTTATGTATTGTATAAAATTCATAGTAAAACCTCACTTCCTAAGCACACAAAAAGGACACCTCACAATTAAGTGAAATGTCCTTGTCATTTTGCTATTTATTTGTTATTATTGACGTGAACAACTTATATGTACTCATACGTGCTAATCAGAACAGGTCTATTCAACTTGTTCTGTTTTTTTATAGCTGTAAATTTCTTACAGCTATTGAATTTTCTTTCTGTTTGAGCTATTATATCTCACAAGAGAACTTATGCAACATTATTGAATAATTGCAGTATAAATTCTCTTCCAAGTTGGGTAATTCGTCTATGATAGATTACTTTACCGCTGTCAAGAATTTCTTGTTTAATTTCCTCATATCCCATACTGCTGTATGGTGAGTAAAGAACCCAAGTTCCATTGACATTGTACTGAATTTTTCTATCAGCAAGCAACTTGTTAAGTTGAATAGCAGAATTTAAGTTCAGCTCTTTAGCAATCTCCGTCATTGTATATGTTTTATTGACGTGTGTTAAGATAGCGTTCTTTCTTTCTGCTTCAACTCTTGCTTGCCTTTCTTTTTTTAACTTTGTTAATAATTCTATTCCAAAGTCTGGATTATTCAGTATTTCATCAATAACATTATCGGTAGCATATATTCCATTCTTACGAATTGACGGAATAATCTCGTCTGCCACTAATGCTTGAAATTTCTCTGCTGTTTCATTTTTGGCTTTCATTGCTAGTCGGTAGAAGATGTTTTCTGGGATAAAATCGTCGTGCGCACAAGTGTGTACGCCTAAATCTTCCAAGTATTTCTCAACTCTGCTCCACATGATTACTTCGTTACCACTTGCGGCTATTCTTGTGAACCCAAGTCCTCTAGCAACATTTTCCAATCTTAAGTAAGCAACGTCATTCTGCTCATAGCAGTCTACGCCGCAAATATTCTTAGTGTTCATTGGTGCCTTAATCTCATTGTGAGTGTCATCTTTTGTAGTTGGATTATTATAACTCATTATTTTACCTCCTACAAATTTATCATTCGCTCAAAGCAGAACTTATTGCGTAGTGGGAGTATATGCCCACAATGCCTCACGCAATAATATTATGCCACTTCCTTTGTAGTCTTGTCCTGTTCCTTTAAATCAAAATTATTAACATTGTCCTGAATAGTTTCTAATTGCTGTAAAACTCCTATGAGAACATATCCTATTCTTTCGTTTTCCATATTTGCTAAAACTTCTGTTACTGTTGCGTGTGCAATTTCTGACGCTATGTCAATATTTGTTACGATTTCTACATTACTCATTTGTTTTTCCTCTGAAAATATTCTTGAATTTTCCGAAAGAAACTGATATGATAGATTTATCAATTCCTTTCGGATTGGTGGTTTGAGTAGCAACTAAAAGTTTTGACCGACTTGTTGCTACTCTTTTTTGTTGTCTTTAAGTTCTTTTTCTACTAACCCTATACCTTTCATAATGGTGTCGGTTCTTGTTAATTTCAATTCATCAGCACATTTCTGAATACGATTAGCTTCATCTTTTGTTATTCTGATATTAAGATTAACATTTCTAGGGTTTTCCTTATGTGGTCTTCCTGCTGGACTAATAATAATCACTCCTTTCAATTATTGCCCTTGCAATATTTATGTTATTATAATAACTGCCCTTGCAATAATTGTCAAGCACTTTTCAATAAAAAATGGAACGCACCGAAAAGATACGCTCCATTAAAATCATGTATTACCAAAAAATCAGCCCACATCTGTTACACACAAACCTATGTTGTGAATAAGTTCCGCCCTGTTGCTTAATCTTCTCTTTCTTATTAACCAGCGTAAACGGTCTAAACGGATTCAAATTAACGGTATATCTTGTCTTAGTTTTCTGTGGTACAGTTGTTGTAATCTGTGTGTGAGAGCAGTCCCAACTGCTACATCTTGGACAATATACTTCAACTAAGCCGTTTTCTGTCGCTCTGTACACTCCTTTAAAGTTAGGATTTAGTGGGCGTTGAATTTGTGGTTGCTGTTTTTTCTTTATTCCTAATACTTCCAGCATTTTATATAAGCCTTTTTTTAACATATACATTCCCCCTTATCTTTAGTACTTTAAATATATTCTTTTATTATTTATTTGTCAATTAATAAGGGAATGCTGCTTGCCCTGTCATATTAGTGTAGTTATTAGCTTTATCCTGTACCATTGTAAACAATTTATCAGCGTCACCTTGTAGTGTTATATTAACGTTGTTGTTGGCTTCTGACATAGCCGCTACAACCGCATTGTATACTGCTGGATAAACTGCATTAGCAATACCTGTTGTGATTTCCTGCTGATTGGCTACTGCTGTTCTTCCGTCCATAGTACCAACCATTTCGGGTGCTACTTCATTAGCAACGAATAACTGTCCTTTGTTTGGAAAGCCGCCATTTGCATACCAATCAACACTTATCTTGGGCACTTGAGGTGGCACAAGACTAAATTCGCCATCAATATCGAAATGTGGCGTTTTTATATGTGGGAAGCTAAGTCCTAAGTTGTCCCACCAATCTTTGAAATTATACCACATATCTCTTACTTTATAAAAAAAGTTCTCAACGGCTACTGAAATTTCACTAAGGGATGGTTTGCTATCCCACCAATTAACTACATTATTCCACTTATCTTGTATGCCTACTCTTATTCCATCTGCCATATCACGCCATCTATCTGCCGTAAAGTAAGGTGCTACGTGATTATTCCACCAATTGTAAATTCCGGTTGTGCTCCACCAAGAAGAAAAATCAGACCATTTATCTTGTAGACTTGACTTGAAATTATCACCCAAGTTGTTCCATTTATCTTTAGCAAACCAAGGCGTAACATCATTATTCCACCAATTATATATACCTGTGCCACTCCACCAATTATTGAACGAAGTCCAACTATCAGTTAAGCTGCCCTTTGCGTTATCTCCAAGAGATTGCCATTTTGCTTTTGTAAAATAAGGTGCTACGCTATTGTTCCACCAGTTGTATATTCCTGTGCTACTCCACCAGTTATTAAAAGAAGTCCAGCTATCTTGCAAGCTATCTTTTGTATTATCTCCAAGTGACTGCCACTTCGCTTTAGTAAACCAAGGCGTAACATCATTATTCCACCAATTTACGATTGCTGTATTATTCCACCAATCTGTAATTTCATTCCATTTTTCTTGTGCAGCTATTTTTATATTTTCTATGCCATCTTTTGCTTTTTTTACATATTTACTATCATCTATGCTTGCTGAAAATTCCGTAATAAATTTAAGTGTAAGAATTCCGCCCGGAATAACCCAAGAAGCCAAAATTCCTGCAATTCCCCATTTGTCGTATATCTCCTGGTAAGCACCCCATATTAATTTTATTGCTGATACTCCTAAGTCAATTGCTAGGTCCAAAATTTTTACAGTTATTTTTCCTAAATCTATACCTTCAATAAACTTTATTATATTTCTTCCTAATTGTTCCCAATCAACAGAACTAACAAATCCATCTGCAAAATCCAAAACATTGCAAATAGCTTCTGTAATTGCTTCTCCTGTTTTTTTCCAAGGAAAAGCATTTATCCCTTTGTTTATTTGTTTGCCTGCGTAAGTACCTATTCCGTACCAGTCACCCTTTTTTATGGCTTTTTCTATTCTATCAGCCCAAGCAACTGCCGAATTTTCCATATTGGCAAATGCTTTATTCCACGCCGCTTCATATTCTGCCGCCGCCTTAGCAATATCATCTGTCAAATCAATAGTGCTACCGCCACCACCGCTTGAGCCCTTGCTTGAGCTTGTATCGTCCTGTAATTTATTTATTTCATCAAATCCCATAAGGGATAATGTAGCTTTCTTAGCTGAATCAGCTACATCTTTGTAGCCGTCTGAAATATCTTCTAAGCCATCTGATGTGTCTTTATAGCCACTTTGTCCGAAGCTCTCAAAGTCAATCTTAACACCCATTAAAGAAGCAAGATTGACTAATAATCTTTTGATTACAATAGTTACTCCGTTTACTACTGGCATAACCTTTGAAAGAATTGGGATAAATAGCTGTCCTGCTACCATTCCTACCTCTTTCATATTGTTACTGAACTGGCGTAACATATTACTTGGGGAGTTGATTGTCAAATTTGTTATCGTATAGGCTCTTTATCCTATACTTCTTATAGTTTCCTATAAGTTCAGAGTACATTATCACCCACGTTTTTACGTTTGGTTTGGTGGTAGCCACTTCCACCTCATACTGCCCTATATGCAGTAGTGTCGGACACTCTTGGGAATATTATATTTATTCAATTCCTACTCGTTACGATACTCAATAGCCTGTTCGTAATCTATTGAGTTATCTCGGTATTAGCATAGTTGAAAACTTTAGCCTTTACCGATTTTGCCCGATTGCCATAAGATATTTCTATTCTTATGCAACACTTGGAAGATAAGCTATATCATTAACTTTCTTCCGTCTATTAGCTAAGTCGCCCCAAGATACTTTTGATTGGTCTAATATTGCTAACACTCTTAACTGTTGTTTTTCCATCTGTGTCATTTCAGACACCGACTTAGAAACGCCTAAGTTGTAAGCATACGTCGCTAATGTAGCATTGGTAATATCAATACCATACTTGTACAATGCCCTCGATTGTCCGATTAAACCGCTTTGTAAGTTCTGTGCTACTGTTGAATAGTCCACATTGAAAAGTGAGCTTATATCGCCCGCAAGCATTGTCATTGACTTTGTTATAGCCGTTGTTGCTTCGCCTGTCTGTCCTAACGAATTAGTAACAGAAGCTAACTGTGAAGCATACTGTGTTATCTCTTGTATGTTAAGTCCTAAGTTCTTTACTCCGCTTTCTTCAAGCAAGCCACCTTGAACATTAACTTTTAAACCAGACAGCTTTACGAGAGTATCGTTTACTCTGCTTTGGAAGCTCTCTGCATATGCTGTTGCGTTATCATATCCGTACTTTTCGTAATCTTTATCCCACTCTGAACCAATCTTACCAAACGCAACCGCTTGATAGTTGAACGCTTCAATGTAATCTGTTGTTGACTTGATGGCTTCTATAAGCTTCTTACTGCCACGAATTACCATAAAATAGGTGGCATAAAACTTACCTATTGCACTTGCCAAGTTCCAACTGCTCTTAGTCGCTGTCCTGACGCTCGTAGAAACGCCATACAGCGACTTTTGAAGTGAGTTTGAAGAAGTACTCACCTTGCTACCTTGACTAGCAAGATTAGCCAATGCGTTAGTCATTTGAATAACATTCTGACTTACTGTTGGTGCTCTTGATAGCGTTGTCATTAAGCCATTTAAAGCATTGCCTAGCTTTGGAATGTTTACAACGGCATTTTCAATACTTTTACTGCCTAGCTTACCAAGTGACTTTGCAAATTCTGTGACCTGTGTTGCATTTTGCGGAATAGCTGATATGCTTGCAACTGCCTTTGTGACAGCTTGAAGTGATGTAGCTGTGTTAGTTAGTGCAACTGAATCAACAGAACCTATCTTTGTGATATTCTTGGCAAGCCTTGTAAAATCTGCTGTTCCTGCGTTCATATTCTGCATAGCGGAACCTAACTGACTAACACCATTTGCAAGACCGCTTAGTGATGAACCATTCACAGTTGCAAGTGATGTTGATAGCCTTGTAAGCTGATTTATCAGTTTATCAACAGAATTGATAGCTTTAGTGGCAGTACCGGTAATTTTGACTTCTAAACTGTCTAATTCCACGCTTTAACCCCCCCCTATAGGATTGTTGGCGGTAGCCCTCTCTTTTCAGTCTGTGCCGCCCATTTTTGCTCATTGAGTAACATTAGCTGTAACTCTTTATCGTTGGTATCTTTTTCGCTTTCTTCTGTTTTTTCTGATAAAATAGCTTGTTTAGGATATTCGATGTGTACATCTTTATTAAATGCCGCACCTATACCGCAAGAAATAGCTGGAATTGCGTAAACCAAGAACCAGTTATACATTTCTGCATCGCGATTTTGTCTATCAATCTTTTTGCCTTTTGCGTATAGCAATAGTTTTGTAGGTGTCATTTTAAGGAAGTCTGAATAACTAACGCCTAGTGAACTGGCTAAAACAAAGTATTCTTCCCATATTATTTTGTGGAAGTCTGCTTTTTCTTGTGGTTCTGTGGAACTACTGTCGGCTTCTTCTGCTCCTGTGCCGCTTCTTCCACATTGTTCGCCATTTCCTCTAACATCGTTGTTATCCCCGACAGCTCGAAAAAACCATCATCTTCCATCGCTTTCTTGATTTCTTCAAACAATGTTCTATATCCGTAACTTTTATCTGTCTTTCTCTTCTCTGTGATATATGCCCTAGTGAGTTCCTTTGCTTCATTCATAGTTACTGGGTTATTGTCAATACAGCCTGCATAAATGGCTAAAATGCAAATCTCTGGCACATCTGCTGTCATATTTGCTAGCCCATCAAAAGAAGCCTGTGCAACACTTTTATCTGTCTGTGCAAGTAAGTAAGAACCATTAACGACAGAAAACATTTTCTGCACTATCTCTTTGCACTCTGCCGCACCAAAAGAAAACTCAACTTTATATTCTTTTCCGTTTACATTAATATTCATCATAATTTTTACCCTTTCCCACCCTATCGTCCATATAGGGAAAGGTGCGGATTTTACACCGCACCTACCTTTTAAATTAATTATTCTGTTACATCATCAAGATATGATGTATAGTCGGCTGTTTTGGCGTTTGTGCCACCAATCAACACAGCCTTTGATTTAGTTGATTGGCTTATCATTCCCCCACCTTTGTTACTGTGAAGGTGCCACCAGCACCTTCGACAACTTGAAGCTTGTCTGTGCATTCGATAGGTGAAGTGTTAGGAACTGCTGTTACTGTCATTTCAAGTACTGAATCAGTACCAGAAACATCATTAGGTGTTGCTGTTACCTGTCCGACAAATGCATACTTAGCAACCGCACCTAATCCGTCAGAGCCGTATAACTGAATAATATCTAACTGCTTACCCTCTGCTTTGATTAAGTCCTGTAAATAAGCCTTTTCAAGGTTGCCTGTGTAAGTCTTAGCATCAGATGTTTTGATACCCATTAAGAATGTCTGTGAATCATCTTCAAATGTTGTACTTTCAACTGTATTAGGTGCTGATACTGGTGCTGAAATTGACTTAGCCGCAACCATTAACTTATATGAGCCTGCAAAGCCATCTTCGCTATGCTCCTTGTAGATAACTCTAGCTTTATAACTTGTACTTGCCATTGCCTTGTCTACCTCCTAAAAATTTGCAAAAAATAAGAGCATTTCTGCTCTTTGTTACAATAATCTGTCATTTGCTCCGATTAACCGCCTAAATCGTGCGGTACTCTTATGTACTTTATTACTGATTGAGAACTCTGGCATTGCATTGCCTTGAAATCTCATTGTTTTAAATGTATCTGTAATTTCTGCCATAACCTTGCGACAGTCAGACTTGCTTGTGTTAGTGGTAACATCTACTTGAAATGTTGCTAACAATGCGTTAATTGTCTGTCCGTCAAGCGTTTGTCCTTGTTCAACTGCTGGCAGTAAATGAATGTATACTGTTGGGAATGCTGCTTGACCGCTGTTTTCCCCCTCATTTGTTATGGCTATCTTTGGATATGTTTTCTTTAGTTGCGTTAGGGTTTTAGCCTTGACAAGTGCTGTGACTGTATTTTCAAGGTCTGTCGCCCAATCGTTTGCATTTGCCATTAACTAAACACCTCTCTTGCTATCTGCTTATACTGATTAATAATCTCCATTGTGGCGTTGTACATAGGCATTGTAGCTTTAACGCCGTGCGTGTAGTGCCATTGATTATCATTACCTAAGTAGTACCAGCCGTCGCTGAATGCGTGGATTTGTCCTGGATATGTTCCTACGCCCAAGCCGAAATCATTAGCCTTTGGGTTCTCGTTGCCACTGTTGTAATAAATGCCTGCGCCAAATTCAATCGCTAACAGCGTGTAAAATGGCTCTCTATCTTCTACTTCAACAGTTTTACCGGTAGCAATTAAAATAGCTTGGTAGCCATCTTGAATAGGCTTTCTGTCAACTCTCAATGTTACTGTCCTACCTAATGGACTTTCATTAACACTCATAATTGCCGCTTTTTCGCCTAATTCTGCTAGTCGTTCAACAAGCAATTCGCATTTATACTGTAAACTCTGCTTATACTGTTGTAGCTGTCTGATAGCTTCATTTACGGACTTTTCAGACAAGGATATATCAATTGTATGTCTTGCCATAATACACCTACTTTACAACTGCTTTAAGCATATACTTAGTTGAATATAATGCTGGCTTAATGCCTACAATCGTGAAGTCTGCCGATGTTTCATCAACAAGTCTGTCAGATGTGTATGTAGGCTTGCTATTAAGCCAGATAAGGTCGCCTTTTTGAATAGGCAACACATTCCTATCTGTCAGTAAAATAGCGTCAAAATCAGCGGTATCAAAGCCGTATTCCTTGCTTTGTGCTTCTCCACCGCTGAACGCTATGTTCGCTCTAAAATCGACCGGCTCTGAAAAACCTGTTTTCTCTTCAAGGACTTTAGGTATCTTATTTCCCTCGTCGTCAAGATAAGGAATAAAGTTACCCTCTGTGTCTGTATATCCCTCATAAAGAATATTGCCATCATCATCTCTTTCATAGATAGTTACTGTCTGCCCTTGAAGTGAATACTTCATAGCCTGCTTATTAATGTCAAGCATTGTTCTTTACCTGCTTATAAATCTGATTAACACCTGTGCTTGATAATCCGGACACAATTCCTACTGCTATTGCATTAAGAATGTCATTTGCCGGAAAGTCAGGTATTACATACATACCTATAACGCCTAAGATACCGCCTGCAACGCCTACGATTATAGGAATGTAATTATCCTTAATGTGTGGGATTGCTTTGGCTCCTAAGCCTATCAGATATGTAATTACAACGATTGCTACAACTGTTGTTACCGATGTTATATCCATTTTAATCTTTACCTCCATTCTTTAAGTGAATTTCCTGTATTTCGTTATACATCTTAGTTACCATCCCATTGCCTCCTAATGCGTGATATGCGTTATACATCTCAACAAAATTGTCATAGGCATAAGATGGTATTTCACCTATTTTCATATACTTATCGTGATATTCGATAAGTTGTACTCGCAAAAGCAACATTGTGCCTTTGCTATTGGCGTCTTTGCCTTTTTTCTGTTGTTTCAGAAGCCAAACTATATAGCCAAGTAATATCGGTAATACTACGGTATAAGTTTGTAATAAAAATTCTTTCATTTTATATCTCCTGCAAAATTAATAGGCACACCGCCCACCACCCTTAATGTGTGCCGCCTGCTACCATATTGCCGACATCAGCAAAATGGTAACGCACAATCTTCTTTAATATTCTGTAATGCCCTATAGGCGTTATAATACTTTGGCAAATGGAAATACCCCGACAAATAAGCTGTCTCTATCTCTCCAAGTTCTGTTGACACCATTCTCGTTATAGCTTGCCATAAATGCTTCGCCTGCCTGTGAATGGTCGTAGACAGTCAGATTAACAATAACACTCTCAAATTTCTTCAAGTCCTCGGCTATCATTTCATCTGTGTAACTGTCGGGATAACACCTTTTTGCCTTTACTTCTTCTGTAGCCTGCTTAATAAGCTGTTCGATTACTGGATTATCTTCTTTGTTATCGAACACTACCACATCAGATGTTGTTTCATCATCGTTTGTGACAGTTTCAATATGAAATTGTTTAAGTCTGATTTTGACTTGCTCTAATGTGGTGTATTCCATAATTTTAGCTCCTATAATCCCAATTTCTCAATTAACAGCTTCTTTAACTCTGCTCCTGTAAGTCCTTCTGCGTTATCTATACCTTGTTCTGCGGCAAAAGCCTGTAAATCAGATGTAGACATACGATTAATAGTTGTCTTGCTATAATCAAAAGAAACCCCAGAATTGTTATTTTCTGGAACTTCTTCGCCTGCGTTATACCATTTACCATTATGAATCACTATATATGGATATTTCATAGTTGCACCCCCTACTCTTCGCTATGAACCTCATATACGAATGTGCTATCCATATTCTCGTATGATGGAAGAACAACCTCAGAAGCAAATGTTGACATCTTCATAGGTGGTCCGTACTCTGTCTTTGTAGCAACTGTGATACCTACACCATATACTGTTACATCTACATCGGCTACCTGTCTTGCAGTTCTTTCTTCCGGTGTAGTACCAAACCAAGTGCTACCGAGACTGCCTTCCGGAAGGAGTGTAACCTTGTTATCCGGGTAGAAGTACTGCTCCTTGCCATCATCATCAATGTACATCTTATCGTAAAGTACGATAGTGAGCTTTGTTCTTTTCTGCACTATTGAAATAACAGTATCATCGTCAACATCAATAGTTGCTGTAAGGTTCTGTGCAAGGATTGAGTTTCTTATCTGTGCATTGTCAAGCAAATACTGAAATGTATTGCTGTTCATAAGCGCATATCTAGCAATCTTGCCTTGCTTCTGTAACTTCTTTCTTGCATTGTTAAGGTCTGTAAGTGGCTTTGAATTAGCTGTATCACTCCACATACTTGTGCCGGATAACTTTGCGTAATGGTCTTTTGCGTATGAACCATCCTTGTCATAATCGTAAGCATACTGAACGCCATCACTTACAATAGCAATTACTGGGTGTCCTGCATTTGTCGCAAGAAGCGACATTCTCATACGTTCCGAAACAACCTCTGCACCGCTTACAAGGTTGTTAGTATCGTCATATACGCTTGATAAAGCACTTGCAAGGTAAGGGTCGTCTGCTGACTGAATACGCTCGATTTCAAGCATTTCCTCTTCACCGACTGTCATTCCCTCGCGGAAAAATGCCATCTGTGTTTTTTCCTTGCTTAATCCCTCTCTAGCTCTAAGTGTTGGAATTGTGTCAAAGTTAGATGGTGCAAGCGAAACTGGAAGTCCTTTGTGTGTCTTAATCCAGCTTAAATCAAGCCCCTGTTTCTTTCTTTCAGGAAACCATTGTAAACCAAGATAAGGTATCTGGTTACTAGCGTTTTCTGTTGCTGATAATGCGATAGACTTGCTGTCTAATACTTCATTAATTAACATCTGTTTACCTCCTGTTATTATTCAAATACAATCATTGGAAGAGCTGTCTTAACTGTTTCATCATATGTAACGCCTGAGTGTGCTTCTGCTACCTTTGTGTTAAGATATGCTTTCTTAAGCAGTACTCCCTGTGGTCTGTCCTCTGTTACATCAAACCTTAAAATGCCTACTACTGTGGCTGTGTTGTCAGCCTTGCCGGTTGCTCCGATTGGTGTACCCGCTTTGACAATCTTCTTGCCCTGTGCATTTGTAGTTGTTACACCATCAAAATCAAGTGTCAGTGGGATTGCCTCATTAGGCTCTCTCTTTAAAATCTGAACATCTCCCGCGTATGAAGTCTTTTCATACTGCATATTCATTTCCTTTGCCATTTTTTACCTCCTGTTATTACTGAATGTAATGTGATAAAATGTTGTTGCTTTTAGGTGCGTCAGATATAAGGCTTTCTGCTATCTTTTCAGCATTTGTCTTATTGTCTGCACCGCCTTTATTACTGCCGCCGCCTGGAATATCCTGATGTTTAGCAATCTCCTGTTCCTTAGCCTGTGCCGCAGCGGTTTCTTTTTCGGACATAATCTTGCCAAGTTCGGTGTAATCGAGGCTTCCATCATCTTTAACAACTGCCTTTGCCTGTTCAGTAGTAATCTTAAAATTAGTCATAGCTGCTTCCCTCTGGTCTCTGATAGCATTATTTTTCTGCAATTCTGCAATTTGCTGATTAGCTGTGTCTAATGCCTTATTTGCCTTTTCAAGCTCTGTCAGATTGCCAGCCTGCAAATCGTCAAGCTGCTTCTGTAAACTGTCAGCTGTGTCAGCCTTAGCCTTGTACTGCTTTGCCTTGTTTTTCTCCGTAGCAACTTCTGAATTGTTCTGATTAAGAAGATTGGTAATCTGTTCGTCTGTTGCCTCTGGGAAAAGTTTCAATACATCTTCTCTTGTCATAATTACCTCCGTTAAACACACGCTTTTGTTACCGCAGGTCGCTCCTGCTGTGTCTTCTGCTATTTACCGCATAGCTGCAAAATGTATAAAATAAAAGCAGCTACCGATTATTCGATAACTGCCTTATTTTGCTGATTATTAAGTTGATTATTTTTTGACTGTTTTTTCATTTCTTCGTTTACCATATCTATTGTTTTATACAGAACATCAAAATATGGTTGTGACTGTAAAGATACTTTTTCCGCATCCCCCCATAATCCACACGTTGCAACCGCTATTCTTGGATTTATTCCTGCTTGTAGCATTTGTGCGAGTGCTTGTGTCTTTGTATAGAGATTATCTAACGGACTATGATTAATTTGTACATCAAAATCTCTTGGCGATAGTTTTAAATCATTCCCTGATAATCGCAATACATTTAAAGTTACTATCGCAAGCCTTTTCTCTGCGGATTTTACAATAGGGTCTTTTTGCTTTGCTCTGGTTTTTGAAAAATCCCATCCAGCTCTCAAAGATACCGCTCCCTGTGTATCGCCGCCAGAGTTTTGTGATTCTCTATTTGGTATCGCTAGGATAGCTTGAAGATTATCGAGCAAATCATCTTTAGCAACTTGGCATTGTGTCTGATTAAGCTCCTGTGTCATAATCTCAACGTCTGACTTGTTGTCTTTATTGATAGATTTAACTGTAAGGGCGTGGTTCATTTTCATTTTTTCAAATGTCTCTTCATCCACTTCGCAATTTACAAACTTAACCCAATACTCAACAAACTGCTGTATACTATCCATTCTGTTAGACTGCATGTTATTAATAGCGTCCAACATGCCTATAACAAGTTCAATATCGGATATTCTTTCGTGGTTATTAGGGAACTCAACAATAGGGATTTCGCCGTATGTATGTAGCTTTGCTTCAACTACCTTGCTATCAACAATTCTAAAAGACATAGTGTCGGAAAATGCCATTTTGTACCAATTTCCATCCTCGTCTTTAAGTTCCTGTACAACAAGCATAGGTTCTTCTGTGCTTTCATTGTAAACAACGTAAGTATTCATTGGTGTAGGTGCTACAATTCTGAATGGTACATCTCCATTTTTAGGCTGAACCGCTTTAAATGATGTTCCTGTTGCCGACTGCCACTCTCCAGCTTTAATATCTTTCTCCTGCTTATTGGCATCCGCCATAAAATCATTGAGTATATCAACTGCCTTATTGATAGCTTCATCATCTTTGCGGCTAATAAACTGGATTGGCTCGCCATACGTCTGCCCTACCTTAAACTGAACAATTTCGTATGCGTGGTTCTCAACAATCTTGTTTGTAATATCTTCATTGGTTAGCTTATGCCTGTACAATATTGGTTGGTCGCCCTTGTAGTAATGCCACAGATACTTGATAACTGGCTTATTCCAATTAAATACGCCTATAGTACTTCCAATAACCTTAACAACATTGTTAGCAGTTATTGTATCTACATTCGTGTATGCAATTTTTCTACCATAACAGCCTCTAACAAGGTCGTGAAAATACATTGTGTTCATATCTTGCTCCTAATAAAATGTCATACCGCTTGAACTTCTGCTGTCCGGTATTTCTTTAATCTGAAAATTATCATCATCGTTAGGCACATACCATATCCATTTACGGCAATGCTTGCACGCTAACTTGTGTGTTCGTGGGTCTTTGCTGTCTGCCTTAGTTAAGAACTTGTGGCAGTTCGGACACATAATTGACTTGTCTTTATTTGTATATAAATTCATATTTCTACCTCGTTGCATAACAAAAAACACCGCTACAATTAAGTAACGGTGCTTTTCGATAAAGGATTGTTAATATTTGATGAAAAACAGCTCTGTAATTTCTTACAGGTATACTATACCACGCCGGCAATGTGACATTCTATGACATCTTTTATTAATATTCATTTCCATATTTATCTTCAAAAGCTTGTAGTGCTTTAGCGTGTATTCTGTGTACCTGTCTCCAGCACCAGCCTGTTTCATTTGCAATTTTTTCAAATGTAAGCTTTCTAACATATCTTAGAAACAATACTGTGTAATAATCTTCGTTGTTTATCTGCTCTATCTGCTCTATTATTTTGTTCTTTACATCAATGTATTTATCTATAAGCTTGTTAAGACTTTCTTCCATTTGTTCAAGTCTGACATATCCACAGCCTGTTTTGTCTGGATCTGATGATGACATAACTCTTTCTTCATTAACAACCGCTGAAATGCTGTATGATAATTCTTTATACTGTGTTATTTCTATCAACTTATTATCAATTATCTTGTTGTAATAACTTATTTGATTCAGATAATCCTTAGTTGTCATAGTAGATTAATACCTCCTAAATGGATTTATAGCAGCTTCAACTTTAGCTGTTCTATTACCTTGTGTCATTCTTAGTGCAAAGTTTGAAAAAACATCAGGAACATCATCTAATTGTTTCTTGCCCGATACCGAATATTGCTTTAATAGCGACATCATTATTCCGTATGGTTCGTTAGGTTTGTAAAGCGATGGGTCTTTGAAGATAATGTGCTGTAATATCCAGTTAGAACACTGAAAAATACGTGCTTCCTTATTTGTCTCTGTCGGTACATCAGTGATGTTGCATATCCAGCCTACACTCTCAACTCTCTTATTAACTTCCATTGCAACTCTGTCTCCACCGGCATTACGCTCAAATTCACACTCTTGCACTTTGTTATTTGCAAGTACACCTGCAGCATTTCTATATTGTTCTTCATAATCTGCCGTGTTATCGCATACGCAATCAATACAATAATAATCTTCTCCGTATTTCTGTAATACAGGCAACACGAAATAATCCGTGCCTTTGCCCTTAGTATCACATTGGGCTGTAATAATTTCCGGCTCTCCGTGTGGCAAATTAAGGTATCTGCGGATTTTATCATCTGGAAATAGCAATCCCTCACGTTCGATAGGTTCCTGTTTGTATAAGCACCTGTAAGATATTTCGTCCATAAGCAATTGCTGGTCTTCAAAAAACTCTTTTGTGAATCCGCTATACTCATAATCAAAATTACTTTCTCCGGTTACTGGGTCTACATCTGGTACGGCAATAGTCTTAACTCTTTTGTTTCCTGCGTACATATTCTGTATTCTTCCGATAACATCATGTACACTCCAACGCGTAGCAATGTGTATTTCTTTACAATTGTGTCCGTCCGTATCTTGGATTTTTCTTTGTCTAGCATCTACCGCATATTTATTCCACAGCTTATCAAGCACCATAGGGTTAAGTGCTTCTTCAATGCCACCTATCATATCATCCACAAGCAAAAATTTACTTGCACGAACTTTACCAGCATTTTTACTTCCAACAGATGTACATTGTACGCTTGGAAATGGCTTATATTTGCCTATGTTGAACTGCTCTAACTTTGCGTTAGTGCTTGTAACTGTAAGATTAGGAAAGATTTCATTCCACGCATATTCATCAGCGTTGGTGACAATATCGTATACACCATCATAGTACATTCGTGTAATATCGCCAGAATGGGAATAGAAAAGGCAAAAATCATTAGGAAACCAGCCAGCTACTAAAGCGTTAAACATCTTTTCGATAGTTGTCTTTCCCGCTCCAGGTATTAATGATACGCACAATATATCGTATTTATCATCAATCATACCCTGCAAGGCTTCTATTAGCCCCATTCTTAAGAATTGTTTGCGGCGTGGCATATAGAAGCGCTCTTTAGGTTCTCTTTTCTTTTCAAGATACATAAATGCACTATCTACTATTTTGCTTTGGGCTTCAAGCAGTAACGCATCATAGTATTTATCAAGCAAATCAAAGGAACTTTTATTGTTAAAGACAAACTTCTCTATCTCCCACATAGATAGCCCTATATCACGCATACAAGCCTTTTCTATGAGTTCTTTTGTCCTAGCCGTACATTTTAACATTGTGTCAATTTCACTCTCATTCTTGGCAAGCTGGCACACGTTGTAGTAGGTTTCTATGATGTTTTCATCTATTCCATTTTGGGATATGTATTTTTCGCAATCAGAAATTAAACTTTCCAATTCAGACATAAAGAAAAGCACCTCGCTTTCTAGCAAAGGTGCTTATAGACCTCTGCCTATAATTTTTCTAGGTTAGCGACTAACTCCATTTGTTAGCCGGTAAAATTTTGTTAGATTGTTGGCATTGCGTCATTGCGAACCGCGTATAATTTCTCCAAAAGTACATTATAATCGTCAATTACATATCTTGCCGGAATCATATATGCTTTAATGCCATATTTTTCTGCTGTTTCTCTTTCAATGCAACAGCCGTTCCAATCATAGCTTTCACATATTCCAATAAATACATCAGCCTGTGCCAGTTTCTTAAGGCTTTCACCTAAATACCATACAGCTTCTTTGCTGTCTTTAGGTGGGTTATCCTCAATGTAGCTGTCGATAAGCTCTAATTCTTCGCCCTCGTATATTTCAGCATTTTTTTCATCTTCTGAATACTAGCTTTGATTTCTTCCTCTGTTCTGCCTTTCATAGGCACACTTACAAATAACTGTTTCATAGGTTCCATCTCCTTTTATATGTTTTATCAGCCTTTAACTCTCTAAGGTCAGCGGCTACAATCAATTTGTAGTCGGTAATTGTTTATTTTAATTTCTTAACTTCCAGACAAGTACGTTTTCCATCTTTTTCAATTCTCCATCTGGTACTCCAATGTTCAATGTGGCAGTTTTTATCTTCATTAAGTGGGACTCTATTGACAATAGCACTTGCGATAACACTTGGTGGAATGTTTAAATCATCTACAATCAATGTTTTCATTCCTCATAAACCTCTCAAAATCTTCCATACATTCATTACATAAATCGTAAGTCATATTTAATATGCCACTCCTTGTAATTGAGTTCATACACAACAGCCCTACTTTTATCTCTTTTCCGCACCTGTCGCAAGTGTGCCATTCTTTTTTGTGTTTCATAAAATCCCTCGCTTACAAATCAAGTTTATTCAAATAATCTGTTCCACTATTTTTAAGTGCCTTGCTAATGCCGTTAATCATATTAGTCATTGTCTGTTCAACTTCCTTTATCTTTTCAACATTTCCACCACATTGAAACGACAAATAGCTTTTCTGCCAATCGCTTGCATTTACAACTATATTGTTATGAACATCTTTCTGCGTAATCATATTCCACCAACTTTCTAAGCACCATACATAAACATATTTCCAAAATGCAAATCATTTAGTGCTTTTTCTAATTCGTCTTTGTACCTAAATGGACTTAAAGGGCTTTTTATTTCTTCCCTTAATATAGGTGACATATTGTCTATTAAAATGCTTTGTGTAGTGCTTGCAAGATTTTGTGGTGGCAAATCTGCTAAAGCGCATAACTCCATTCTTTTATGGTCGCATTTTTCAGATTTAGGGCAACTTTTACATTTTTCTGCTAATTTACTTAAAGGTTTCGCCATTACTACACCAACTTTCTACCGCAGATAGGGCAATAATTGATTTTATAATCAAAATCCATAAAACTATCGCCTGTTGTAAAGTGAATAAATACGTCATCTTCTCTCTTGTATATATAATCTTTGTAATCGGGGTTTTTATAATCTGATGTATAAATGTTTTCACAAAACTTACACATATCACTTCTTCCCCCATAAATTATCTGGTAATTCTTCGCCGCCATAAATCTTGTTAGCGTATTTCTTAAATGTCGGTACGCTACAGCCTGCTACTTTTGCTGCTTTTACTTGTGAAGCCTGCCCCGATATGTATAAGTTAATTGCTTCATAAAACTTGTCTTTGTTTAGTGGGTGTACGCCCATAGCCATAATAATCACTCCTATCTATATTTGTTATAGATTGTTAATGCCATTAGTAATTCCCCAAATGCAAAAACTAATAAGCCTGCCAAACCAGCCATATTATTTATTAAGTAAATCAATGTGAGATTTATTGCTGTTAGTATCGCTTCCACTATTTCCTTTTTCATAAACATCACTCCTTTACATTTCTATAAATCTATTTGCCAGCTTGCCAAGATATTCAGCATTGGCAAAATGTGTTATTGAGTAGTTAGTGCTTTCTCTATGTTCTCTGATGAAATGGTCATTAACCATTCTCTGTAAAACTGTAAATCCGTTATCGTCTGTTTCGTATATAGCGTCAGCGTCGAAATGTCCGTGTTCCGTATCTGTGATAGTTGATAGGACAAAACATACATTCTTTAATGTCTTATCTGTAAGTATTGGGTGTACTTTATGGAAATAGATTTCATATAACTGCATATACATCTTAAATCCATCTTTAACACAATCGCATATAGCTGAATTATCTATATCGTCGTCACAGATGTTATTAAACCTATCAACCATATCTTTTTCTTTAAGCAACATTTCATCTCTTGTGACTGCTCTTGCCGTCGGTTTCTCTGAAAACGATGTATGTACCTCTCCATCAATGTTAATTGATGTATTGTCCTTATTAGTAATTTCTGGATTATAATCTCTGTTTATATTCTCTGTAGTAATCTCTGGTAATGGTCTGTCGTTTTGTCCTTCTCGACAGGTCATTCTGTCCTGTCGGTCTGTCATATTGTCTTGTCGATTTGTCATTCTGTCCTCATCGGAATTAAATTTATCCACAAGTTCCTGTAGTTTCTTAGTATTTATTGTGTACCACTTTGTTTTATCAATAGCCAATTTATTGTAATTAGCTGATATAACAATTCCTTTACTTTCAAGCCTTGTGAATGTTCTCTGTATCGTTTTTTCACTCCAATATGGAAAATCATTAGCTTTCCAATCGCTGTATGAGTTATATACCCAATATCTATCGTCAATAAAATTCTTATCAGCCTTTTTATTAATTTCTAGCCAATAATTTAACTGATTAAGTACTATTGCCTCGTTTAAATCACCTAAAACAAGTGCTAAATCAGTATTTATAATAAGCGTCTTTGATTTATCTATAAAAAGTTCCTTAAAATTCATAAATTACCTCCTACAACAGCAATCCTGTGACTATAAATCATTATTTATTGAAATTACAATATCTTTCAACTTTCTGTAATTTCCAATGATTAATTTCAATCATAATTTCGCAAAAAGATTTTATTTCGTCAAAATAATATGTAGTCCCGTTGTTAATATCAATCACAGCCTTTAAAGTTCTGTCATCAATAATTGATTGAATGTACGGATATAATTTGTGATATTTTGTATGTAAATGCTTTGGCAGTAGTAATAAATTATTTATATCGTTATTATTCCTATCAAAATCAATATGATGTACCTCATATTCAACATCAAAATCAATTTTGTAGTAATCCTTGTAATACTGCCTGTAATCAAATTTCTTTCTCATTTTATTTACCTCCACGAATGATAATTTCCACGATTTTAAATATAACAACAAACAGGCAGTCGTGGTCTGCTTTTCGCTTCGTCAAGCTAGTTTGTTGTAAAGGTGAAAGTCAGAATCGAACTGACAATTGCAAATTTGTAGTCTGTTGCCTTACCATTTGGCTATTTCACCATATTGGTGGTTTTTTACTTGGTTATCACCACCCAAGGATTTTTTACTCAGCCGCAAGCGGCTCAATCCAGTTCCCTGTACTAAGTTTAACCGGTATATTGATTAGCACCTGCATTTCTCTAATAAACGCACTAGGGGTGTACTGGCAACATCGCCAATGGGGAAGAGAGGAATCGAACCTCTATTGTTTACCACTTGGGAACAGATTTACAGTCTGCCGCAACACCGCCAATCGTTGCCGCTTCTCCATATCGTTTTAAAAGACTAGCATTGTGAAAATGTTTCGATTAAGGTGGATAGTTGATACTGAAAAACAATGCTAGTCTTAATAGCAGTATAGGCTATGACACCTATAACAGGTCGTGGCAAAGCTTGGATGTCATTCTACCCGTGCAGTTGGGCTCAAAGAAAGTAGCTTCGCTCGCTGTCTATCCATACAGATAACTGCTGATTATGAAATATTTGAAATAATTACTACGCATATTTGTGTGGGATATGCGTAAAACCTCACGGACTTTCTGACGGTCCTTAACAGCTCTTGCTATGAGGTGAAAGGAGAACTTAATGTCATGGTAATTCCACCAAACCAGTAAGTTCAAAGGTGCAAGTAACGATTAAGTACTTGCGAACTACCCCTATCAGAATCGAACTGATGATGTAAGAATCAAAATCTTATGCCTTGACCGCTTGGCTAAGGGGCAATTAAGCTACTCTTTATCTTCAAAGAGTGCTGCAATATCATTTGTGCTATCAATCTGTTCTACAAAGTTATCTGTGCCGTTAGGATGTGTGTCTGGATTACCATTGCAATTTTTGCAAGGCGTTTCAAACCACGTTTTAAATTTATACAAGCAATTACAGCAATCTTCCTCCGGCTTAAGCATTAGACATCACCTGCCTGCCTATGATTAGCTCTGTAAGAATCAAAGCCATCCGGATAACGTGCTATAAGCTTATCTATGTTTGTCTGCATTACATCATCAAGATTAAAACCGCAAGCTTCACAAATCATAGCAACGTACCATAAAACATCGCCACACTCTTTCTTAAGATGTTCTAAGTCTATGCCCTTTTCGTGAAATATGCCCTTTTTAACAAGGTCTGATACTTCTCCAGCTTCACCAGTTAAACCTAAGACACCATTAATAAGTCCTGCTATGTCATTTATGTTGCTACACTTAGCATTGCTTTCTGTTAGAGGACTAAGTGGAAGCTTACCAGTTAATTCAGTACCTAATCTATGATGAGCCATTTTATCGTTAGTACGCATAGCCAATTTTTGGTATTCATTGCCCTGCATTTATAACTCCTAACTCTTTTTTATTTTTTAAAATTTTTTGGAATTTATTCAGCCGACGGGCTGATTCTCTGATGTGTTTATTGAATATCTTGTGATTGATTAATATGTGTCTATTATACACCTAATTAGCTTAAATGTATAGATGTTAATTGGATTATTTTTAATTAAATATATAAGCTGTCTCTTATACACATCTCCGAGCCCACGAGACTAAGGCGAATCTCGT